TTTATAATAAATGTAATTGTAGGAAAGAATTATGGCCAGCGAACTTCAACTACGTGATGGACTCTATGGGTTTGAATATCGAGAGGAAGATCAGCGCAGAGTCTCGCCTGAAGAACGTAAAACTTACGACATTAAGGCCTTCTGGCTACGCCATCATGAGATAACGAGACTCGCAGCAGAAGGTTTCAAGCAAACAGAGATCGCTGAGATCCTTCATATACATCCGCAGACAGTCAGTAACACGCTTAATTCTCAAATTGGCAAAGAGAAGACCGCTGAGCTCACCGAACTTCGAGATGGTGAGACCAAGAAACGTCTCGCTCAAATTCGTATCCTCACAGAGAAGGCCCTAGACACTTTCCACGAAATCTTCGATGATGATACTGGGCAGGTAACCCTTAAAGACAAAAAAGAGGTCGCCAACACAGTACTTCTCGAACTCTCTGGCCTCCGAGTTCCTACTCGTATCCAGTCTCAGTCCCGTGTAACAGTCCTATCCTCTGAAGAACTTAAGGACTTCAAAGCTCGTGGCATTGCAGCTATGAAAGAAGCAGGTCTTGTTGTAGATGTTGAACCAACTCAAATTGAAGAGGTCTCCGATGCCACTAAGACACTTCCAACTGAGTGAGTTTGACTCTCCAGACATTCCAGGAAGCGGGTCCTCTATGGATACCGACTTCTTGGAGGTCCTCGAAGCTATCCGCGAAGATGCAGGAATCCCTTTCATAATCACCAGTGGCTTTCGCACTGAGGAGTATAACATTAAAGTAGGTGGCGTGGAAAATAGTGCCCATCTCCGAGGCAAAGCTGCTGACATTCGTGCTGGAAATGCTCGAAATAAGTATATAATAGTCCACTTTGCCATAAAGCATGGGATCACAAGAATCGGCATTGGAAAGACTTTCATCCACTTGGATATAGACCAAGTGCTGCCAAACCCAGCTATTTGGGTATATTAGGAGGGTATATGCTAGGAGGGATAATAGACAAATTAAAACAAGTTGTGCCTATCGTAGCTGGCCTTGTGGGAGGAGAGACTGCAGGTAAGGCCGCTGCAACTATCTTAGGTATAGCTGAAAAAGTCACTGGGAAGAAGGGTGACGCCGCTGTAGATGCAATCAAAGCTGATCCAGCGCTGGCTCTTCAGTTCGAACAAGCTTTAATGACTCAGGAAAAGGACCTCTTAAAGCTCCAATATGAAGACATAAAAGATGCTAGATCACGAGATATAGAGGTACGAAAACTCTCAAAAGGAAAAAATACTCGCGCTGATATTCTTGCTTATCTAGCAGTTGTAAGTTTCATTTCTTTGATATTCTTCTTCTTTTACAAGACTCCAGATGGTGGTGTAAAGGATATTATGATACTCCTAATAGGCAACCTATCTGGTGTTGTTTCAACTATTTATGCCTATGAATTTGGATCGTCTAGAGGAAGTAAAGATAAAACAACTATTCTCGGGTTAAAAGAATAATGAGAAAACTAACTTTAGGTTTAGTCTTATTTATTTTAAATTCAACTCTCCTCCTCGCTCAAAATACCCTCACTTTCGAGTGGGATCCTCATTCTCAAGCTGCTGACCTCCTAGGCTTCAAACTCTATCAATCTAAGCAAAGTGGCACATACTCCTCTACTCCCATAGCCACTTTCCTCGGAGGCTCCCTAACAACTGGCTCCATCACTAAACCCTCCAGCCCTGGCAAATGGTACTGGGTACTCACTGCCTACATGCTAGACGCTGAATCAGACTACAGCAATGAAGTCAACAAAGTCATCAAACCTAATCCTCCTAACCTTAAATCCGTAACCCTAACAGCCCTGAAAGCTCCAGTAGGTGGTATAGTTAAACTAGCAAAACTTCTCAAGAAAGACAAGGGTCTGCGCGTAAGAGATGCCGAATAAGCTATCTGTCATAATCTCTAATCGTAACGATGTAGTGATGCTCGCTGTCACAGTGCGTTCCTGCCTCGAGGGCCTACGTCCTCTCGGTCCTGGCAACGCTGAAATAGTCATCTGTGACAACTCAGACAAAAACATCTATGAAGTGGTAAAAGCCGTCCTCCCTAATGGCTACTGCAAAGATGGTACTTTACGCCTTATCAGACAAGACTTTCCTTGCCTCTTCTCCGCTCGTGAAACCGCAGCTCGTGAAGCCAAGGGTGAGTACATTCTGTGCTTGGATTCTCACATGTTAGTAGGCCATGACTCCATTGAAAAGATGGTCAACTTTATGGATCGCCATAGCACTGACTCCACTCTTGGCTTCGCCCATGCTCCACTTTCCTGGGCTCATCAGCATGAATCCCATGCTAAGCACGATAGAGACATGGCAAAGTCTGAGTTAGGTCCTTGGGGAGGTATTAAACATTCAGAATGTACAATCTCCTGGAAAGGAATGCCCTGGATATGCAGACGAGAATGGTTCCTAGACTATGATAAAGGTCTAGGAGGCTATGGAGCCCTTAGTAAACATCGAGTAAGTTGGGGCGGAGGAGATATGCACATAGGCATAAAGCCCTGGCTCCTCGGATTCAAGAACTGGGCAGTCCCCTGTAATCCTTGCATCCACATAGGGCCTTTTCCTAAACTTGATAGGGTGGCAGGCAAACCAGATGATACAATAGTTGACACCCAAGGCCTTCCATTCTCAGAACGTTACCGTCTTTATGGCTCCAGCGGAGACTTTCCTCACACCTTTGGATTCCTCGTAAGCTGCTACGTAATCGGTGGTGAGCCTATGATGGAGCGAAATAGAGCATTTCTACAGAATAGATTCGGTGCTTACATAGACTACAACAAGTACTGGCGCCGAGCCATCGAAGTAGGCTTTGAGGAACATAAGTGGCTCCTTGAGCATCAAAAACTTAGTTTTGAAACCTTACTCCTTCAAATGCCGTGGAATAAGAATGGATCTCACTAATAACGAAAGAAAGTTCATAAACAGCGCTAACTCCTGGCAGTGGCATACTAACTTCATAGGCTATCATATGCAGCATAGCTATTATCTCTATCACATAATCGACGAGATTATGACTGAGAATCCAGAGATAATGGGCATAGTCGAGATAGGCACTGGGAGTGGAGCTCTTACAACAGTCCTAGGTTTGTGGGGAATTAGTAGAAATATTCCTGTCCTATCAGTTGACATAAAGAACATTCATGACGATAAGGTATTCAGGGCCCTCAAAATAACCTACATCCAATTAGATGAATTCAGCGACTATCTAATTTCCGAGGTAAAGCGTTTCATCAATCGAGTCAATGGCCCTATCCTCTTCATCTGTGATGGAGGAAACAAGATTCGGGAGTTCAACTTCTGGGCACCTCTCCTCAAACCAAACTCAATCATAGCTGCTCATGATTGGACTACTGAAATAGACTACGACTCCATAGCCTCTATTGCCTCACTCCACTGCGAACCCTATAAAGAATATCGCTGGAATGAGATGAACGTTCAGTTCGTCACATTTAAGACTCGTCAAATTAGACCTTTCCTCTCAATAGTCACCCGTAATCACCCAGGTAGGCCAAATCTCCTCAAACGCTGCATAGAGAGTGTGGAAAAACTAAAAGATAAGGACTTCCAGCACATAATAATCTATGACAGTGAAGGTCTCGGAATCCCTCATGCTAATCAGCTATTTGCCAAAGGTAAGTATCGGGTAACTGGCGAATACGTCTTCATGTTAGACGATGATGATGTCTTGATTTCGGATGACTTGGTTTCCGACATGAAGCTAGTCACAAGTCTCCAAAACTACCCAGACATAATCTTTGTCCTAATGACTCTTAATGGTATAACCTTTCCCTCTCCTCTCGTGTGGGAAAAAGACCAACTAATTCCAGGAAACATAGGCACTTCCTGCTTCGTTATGAAGAATGAACTCTGGCAGGATTCCATAGACTCATTCAAAACCACCGAACTCTCAGGGGACTTCAACTTCATCAACACAGCATTTTCCAAAACTTCTTCAAAATACTGGTATGGTAAGACTTACGCTAGAGCCTTTGGACTAAGCGGAGGAAAGGCGGAGGAAGATATTCTGTGAAAACTCTAATAGTAGCTCTCTACCCTTACAATGGTCAAAGTCTCGATGCCTGGCATGACCACGGCGCAGGGATGACTTACACTGCAGCTAAAAAAGCAGGCTGTGATGTATCATTCTTGGACCTTAAGATCGTAAAAGACGACTCTGACCTTAAAGTAAAACTAAGAGGCTATGACTTAGTAGGCTTCGGACTAAAAAGCTCCTATTACCAAATAGGGATGAAGGTAGCCAGGGCTGCCAAAGAGAATGGCTCGCAGACCATTATTGGAGGCTATCACATTACAGCTGCTCCAACTGAAATTGAGCAGGAATTATTCGACTATGTATTCCATGGAGAAAGTGAAATAACCTTTCCTCAATTCCTCAAAGACCCATCTAAATTCTCTCGAGACATTTATGGAGAGAAAGTCCCAGACCTCAACCAACTTCCTTGGATTGATAGAACCATCTATCGTGACACCCTGGAAAATTGCTCCTTCTGGTGGCATGGAGGACGACGTAATAAGATGCTCTCCGTCTTCTCAGCCCGCGGTTGTCCTTTCCAGTGTGCATTCTGCCAACCTCTCGAGGACAATCACTTTGGCAAGAAGCTTCGTCGTCGCTCTGTAGACAACCTAATATCTGAACTAAAGTGGCTCAAGAATCTCCATCATCCAGACTGCATAATGATCCACGATGATACCTTCTTTGTCCAGCCTAAATGGATCGAGGAATTCATCGAGAAGTATCCTCAAATAGGCCTCCCTTTCTGGGCTGCTGCTCGATCAGATGGGATTTGTGAGAGGCCTGACTTACTCCGTAAACTGGTAAAAGTAGGCTGGGAACTCGTCTCGGTGGGCTTCGAAAGTGGCTCTCAACGCATCCTTAATAAGATGAAGAAGGACATCACTGTCAAGCAAAATCTTGAGTCAGCCAAACTCATCAAATCAGCTGGAGCAAAGATATATGCTAACTATATTCTCGGACTTCCTTGGGAAACTAAAGAGGACATTCAAAAGACTGCGCAAATGGCTGATGCCATAAAAGCTGAGATGCCCTCTTGGGCATACTTCACTCCTTATCCAGGCTGCCACCTAGGCGATGAATGTAAGGAAAATGACTGGTCACTTCTCGACAGAAATCACTATGATAGATGTCCTTCAGGGAAGAAGGTGAAGTTTGTCGACTATGAATACATCAATACAGTGTTAACTAAGCGCTTTCGTGAAGATGTACCACCGCTCACAACTGACATAGTAATTCCTACTTACGAAAACGAAGACTACACAGTCGCCTGTCTCAATAGCATCAAAGAATTCACTAATCCTGCAATGTATAGAGTAATCCTAGTTGACAACGGCTCTAAGAACTTCTCTCGAGTCGAAAAAGTCCTAGGAACAATCGACAAGTGCTTATATATCAGACTTCCCAAAAACGAGGGATTCGTAACAGCTGTCAACAAAGGCCTTCAAACCTCTACTGCTCCATCAGTCTGCATCTTAAATAACGACACAGTTGTCACCGACAGATGGTTAGAGAAACTAGCCAGTGCCCTATTTTCAGACCCTGGACTTGGAATTGTAGGTCCTCTTACTCAGCCTGGGATAGGTACAGCAGTAGACTCACACCATAGTTTGACTCTTCACTCTTCTCTAATCCCTAATAACCTCAAGCCTCTTGACATGGCTAATACGAACATCTATCTGGAATCCAACTATATGGGAATGACTAAGCCTATTTCCTTTGTAGCATTCCTTTGCGCCCTAATTAAACGAGAGGTTCTCGACAAGGTAGGCTTCCTAGACCCAAACTATGCTATGGGAATGTATGATGATAATGACTATAACCTATTAGTGAGGAAAGCTGGCTACCGCTGTGAGCTCTTAATCGACACCTGTATTTATCATAGAGGAAGATCAACTTTTCAAATAATCGAGAAGAATGAAGGCTTTGATGTTAATTCACTTTTAAAGCGTAACCTAGAATACCTAAATAAAAAGCATAATCTCAACATGAAGAATGCACATATAAGATGAATTACACAGTCGTAATACCTAACCACTATCGAGATGTCATTGAGCCCTTGTTAAGATCTATCCACAAATATGAGAACTCTCCTGACGTACTCATCGTTGCAGATAGACATGATCTTGATTATGGTTATAGGCGAGTGCGCATAGATGGCAAATTCATCTTCAGCCACGCAGTTAACGTTGGTATAGACTCATGCGCTCCTAATGACGTAATCTTACTAAATGACGACGTTAGACTCATAATGCCAACCTTTCGTCAACTATCCAAGCTTGCCTATTCAGACGATCAAATAGGCATCCTCTCTCCTCTAATCGACGGAGGATGTGGTAACTTATTCATGCGTGCTTCCCGTACAGATCTTTGGAAACCAGGAATGGATTTCCACTTCTGCAATGCCAAAGGTGGAGATAGAGTAACTTTCGCTTGTGTTTACATAAAGAGATCTTTAATAGATAGCATCGGCAGGTTCGACGAAAACTTCAAAGGCTACGGCTTTGATGATGCAGATATGAGTATTAGGACTGTAAAGAGTGGATGGAAACTCGCTATTACTAATAAACTTACAGTTATGCACGGAAAAGGTGGAAATGTCTTCAAACGAGGCTATAATTGGAACACCTCATTCTTTCGTGCAGGTGCAAAGGGTGCTAGGGAAAATCTCGCATACCTAAGATCAATTCATCCTTCTATGGTGCGTAAATAGTTGAATTTAAAATAAATCAAACTAATGGATAAAGAAACTGGTCTCATATTAAGTGCCTGCAGCGTCTCAACAAGGGCGGTGGCTAAGACTTTCTTTCCTGAGCGCTTCAACTTACCTTTCGCTGAAAATGTCCACGGGAAGATCTTCAATGTCATAGATGGAACCTCTAACAAGAATGTAATAGCTGCCCCTCGTGGCTGGGGAAAGACTTCTATCGTAGCCCTTGCTCTCATGGCTCGCTATATCCTCTTCCGACTATGCGGCTTCATAGTCTACATCAACCAGTCTGAAACTGCTGCAGTAATGCAGACGGAGAACCTAAAACGTGAGCTCGTCACAAACCGTGTTATCAAGCATTTCTTTGGTTCTGTCAAAACTCGAGCTGCTGGAGATGATGAGATTGATGAGCAATTCTCCAAGAAGGCCTGGGTCGCTTATGATACCTTTGTTCTACCTCGAGGAGCTGGACAGCAAGTACGTGGAGTCATCTTCAAAAATGACCGTCCAGGACTCATTATTATTGATGACTTGGAAAACAAAGATGATGTTATGAATCCTGATCTGCGCAAGCAGATAAAGACCTGGCTATATTCAGACGTCCTCGAGGCAATTCCTCAGACACATTTAAATTGGAAGGTAGTCTACATTGACACACTCAAGCATGAAGATGCACTTCTTCAACACCTATTAACCTCTGAAAGTTGGGAATCCCTCCGCCTCGAATCTTGCGATGATGACTTTAATTCCACAGCTCCTGAGTTCGTCCCAACTGAGGTCATTAAAGCTAAATGGGAAGCTTCAGTAAAAGCAGGTGAAACTGACACCTTTTTCCAAGAGCATCGTAACCTCCCTATCTCATCCAAAGACTCAGCCTTCCGAGCTGAATACTTTCGCTATTACAACTTACCATCCACTCAATCTATTCGTGAAGGAATAGACATACAGAAATTTGATTCAGAAATTCAATCAGATCAAAACATTGAGACTGTCATAATAGTTGATCCAGCTAAGACCGTAAAGATGCACTCGGCTGAGTCTGCCATAATAGGTATCGGAATAGACCTCACTTCCGCTCGTCTCTACATTCGAGATGCTATCTCCGATAAACTCTATCCAGATGAACTCTACGATGCTATGTTTGGGATGGCTACTAGACTTGGTGCTAAGGTAATGGGAGTTGAGGAGACATCCCTAAATGAGTTTATAAAACAGCCTATTAAAAACGAGATGTTTCGCCGCGGTACTTTCTTTGAGCTCGTATGGCTAAATGCTCGGGGTGGGACTAAGAAAGAACTTCGTGTAAAGGAACTAGTCCCATACTACCGAGGAGGCTACATCTACCACAACGCCTCTTGCTCAACAATTAAGAAGCTTGAACAACAACTCCTTATGTATCCCAGATCTGCTCTATGGGATCTCATGGATGATGAGGCTTACATTATAGAGATGCTCGAACTAGGCGAGCGTTACTTTTCTCCTAGTAATATTCCAGAGGATTCCGAAGCTGAATATGCTGAACTTAATTACGAGAAACCAATAGAAGATTGGAGATCTGTATGACAGTTGCTGAGTCAATTATAGGAGGAATAGCTTTGGCTATTTTTACTGGAATATTAGGACTCTTACTTGGAGGTAAGAAGAAAGTAACTGAGGATAGATTTCTAGATCATGTTAACTCCTCTTTTCCTCATATGGCTTGTCCAATACATGAGACTCAGTTAAAGGCAATAGAAAAGAAGTTGGATAGGATAGATACTAAAATAGATAATCTTCTTGAGAGGTAATTATGGCACAGTCTAGTGCATATAAGCGTAAACTATCTGGCTCAACAGATGGCAAGGCAATAAAGATTACTCAAACAGCTACTGCTGGCGACACTATTCATACAGCAATAGCTGGAACTACAGCAGGCACATATGATGAGATTTGGCTATGGGCATACAACGGACATACAGCTGATGTAGTTCTCACCATCGAGTTTGGTGGAGCAACTGTCCCTGATCAGAATATAGTTGTAACAATTCCATTTAAGTCTGGACTTATTCCGGTTGTTCCAGGACTACTTCTTCAGAATGGAATGGTGGTAAAAGCATTTGCTTCTGTAGCAAATGTTATTACTCTAATTGGCTTTGTCAACGCAATCACGGATTAGATATATGATTAATGTTAAAAAACACTATGGATCACACGCTAGATTTCTTGGGAGTGAATTAACAGCTAATCTTCACAGAAGTTTTAGGATACCGATAGCTGCAAACACTTCAGCTAGGTCTGGAAATTTCGTACGGGTAATGTATCAGGTTCATTCTACACAACAGTGCGAGATTCAGGGATCATCTATACAAATACAAGGAGTTGGTGAGGATTTTGGCGCAGCTCCGGTTAGGTTGACATTTAATAATGGTAGTAACTCAATTATCCCAGCAGTTGGAACATTCGTATTATCTGACTGGATAGCCTTTACGTTTACCAGAACAACAGCTTATCTTATTCATATTACTTTGAATCAAGTTGGTGGAAACAATGGGTGGAGATATCAAGCAGGGGCACCAGTCTCTGAGTACTACAAAGACTCTGTGGCTGATGATGAAACTATGGATCAGAATGTTGCAGGATATACAGATGATCAGTTTTTTCCTCTGGTATGTGGGATAGATGTTGCTGATGTAGCTGAATATAATTATCTAATAAGTCGTCGTGATAGGTTCAGAACAACAGGAATCTCATTAGGCTAATATGTCAGTAATCTTTGATGATATTCCAGATCTAATAATCCTAGATTATGATACTGATATCTGGGAGCCTTCTGAAATATCTACTACTATAGCTCCTACAACCCTAGCTCCTACGACTATAGTCTCAACAACTCCTATTCCTACAACTCTTCCTCCGACTACTTTAGCCCCTACCACAGTAGTTTCCACTACTCCTATCCCAACCACAGTTGCTCCAACTACTTTAATACCTTCTACTACTCCAAGTCCAACTACTCTAGCGCCTACGACTATAATTTCAACCACTGCTCCTCCAACAACTTTATTCCCTACTACGATAGTAACTACCTTAGCTCCAACAACACTAGTAACAACCTTTGCACCTACTACTAGTGTCCCAGTCCCTGTCTTTATATGCACTAAAAAATTAACCTCTTCTATCGAACACGAAATACTAGCTATCTCTCATATTATGACTGATATGCCTCTTCCATCACCGATTATAAAGGAGCTTGAAATAGATGGAGACCTATGTTGGTGATACTGTAAATTTAGATGTAGATACAGCTATAGACCTAACTGGTTACACAGGTCTATACATTAAATTCAGGCGTCCTAATGGCTCGGTAGGGTTTTGGACTGCGGCGATAGATCCACTTGACTCAACTCATATGATCTATCAAACTGACCTAGATGACCTTAACATGGCTGGAGCCTGGACAATTCAAGCTCATGCCGAGGCCCTTGGAGTACATCTTCATGGTAAGTGGTATACTTTTACTGTTCTTACTCCGTTGGCTGAGACGTCTACTCCTCCAACGACGGCAGCTCCTACAACGCCTACTCCATGAGACATATTTATTTTAAATTGAACTGAGGAAGTTATGCCATACATAGTGAAGGGAAATCCTGATTCATGGTCGAGAGTAAACTACAAGGATATGAATTTCGACTACAAATATCCTTATGGTTTAGATCTCAAACCAGACTCTGATTTTCATACTAAACTTCGTAGCAAGATTTGGCAGCGTGCGCAAGAATCTCGGAATGAAATCTGCAAGAGGTTTAGTTCCTGGAGGGAAATAGATAGATCCTTAACAGTCTATATTGAGCCCACAGACGAAGAAGAAACTGTCAAAGAGAAAGATCCCTCAAAGCCTATCTCTATAATCTTCCCTTATTCTTACTCAATGTTGGAAGCCCTTCTAACGTATCTCCAGATGGCTTTCATTCAAGATCCTATCTTCCAATATGAAGGAGTAGAGGACGATGACACTGTTGGAGCAGCCCTTCTTGAACTCTGTATAAGGCTACATTGCAATAAGAATAAGGTCCCTCTAAACCTTCATACTATGTTTCGTGACTCCTTAGCCTACGGAGTAGGAATAACCATTCCTGAATGGACTAGACGTTATGGAAAGAAGCCAGTAGTCCACCAATCAGTCACCGAGTCAGTCTTTGGAGCATCTTCTGCAAAGTATGTAACTATGGAAGATGCTATGTTGTTTGAAGGGAATAAGCTGAGCAACATAGATCCTTATATGTGGCTGCCAGACCCATCTGTAGCCAGCTCAGATATTCAAAGTGGAGAGTTCGTAGGCTGGGTGGATCGCACTAATTACATGAAACTACTCAGTCTCGAAACTGAACCAGATTCTGGCTACTTCAACGTAAAGTATTTAAAAGAAAAGAAAGACCGTCGCTCAATCCTCGCTCTCGATCAAAGTGATCGACAAACAAAGCATGGTGGGTCTACTGAACTAAACCGTTCAATGACTGAGACTGTGAACCCAGTTGATTCCATAAAGATGTATATCACACTTATTCCAAAAGACTGGGAGCTCACCAACTCAGAAGTTCCCGAAAAGTGGTTCTTTGAGCTCGGCTCAGATGACGTAATCATTAGGTGTGAAAAAGCTGACCACAACCACGGAATGTATCCTATATCAGTCGCTTCTCCCGAATACGATGGCTATTCAATAACTCCTATCGGTCGAATGGAGGTGCTCTATGGCTTGCAGCATACTCTTGATTTCCTGTTCAATTCGCACATCAGTAATGTACGCAAAGCGATTAACGACATGCTTGTTGTTGACCCTTATCTTGTCAACATTGAAGACCTTAAGGATCCTAAGCCTGGAAAACTCATACGTCTTCGCAGACCGGCGTGGGGTAGGGGTGTTGAGAAGGTTGTACAGCAGCTCGTTGTTCAAGACATTACACGTCTCAACATTAGCGATTCTTCATACATCACACAGTGGATGAATCAAATCGCAGGCGCTGATCAGGCAATGGCTGGAGTACTTCGTACTGGTGGACCTGAGCGTCTGACAAGTGCTGAATTCCAAGGTACTCGAGGATCTGCAATTAGTCGCCTCCAACGCATTGCTCAGATAATTAGTATGCAAGCAATGCATGATATAGGAATGATGTTCGCTGTCCACACTCAGCAATATATGCAGCAGGAAACTTATGTAAAAATAGTTGGTCGTCATGCTGATGCACTCAAATCTATCTTCGGGCCTAAGCGACAAAATGCCCCTGTAAGCCCTTACGATTTAGCAATAAACTATGATCTAATGATACGAGATGGCTCAATTCCTGGAGGTAACTTCTCTGACACCTGGATAGAGCTATTCAAGACCATAGGTACAACCCCTGAATTAGCTATGCAGTTTGATGTTTCTCGAATCTTCATGTACATAGCTCATCAACTAGGTGCAAAGAATGTAGAGGACTTCAGACGTGTAACTAATCAGATCCAGCCTCAAGTTATGCCTGATGAGACGGTAGCTCGTCAGGTACAAGCCGGCAACTTGATTCCAGCAGGAGTACAATAATGGGAGAGATAGTAGAAATCAATGCTACAAAGGATCAGATAAAGGACTTCCTAGATTCAGTCCTCTGGGCTGACATAACCAGAGAGTGTGAATCTTGGGTCACTGGTTTCCAACGTGAGCAGGATGCAATCGTAGATGACGCAGCCTCAACTAATCCATCTACTGCTTCAGTCCTTCTCCACCTCGGAGACATAAACGGTCGAAAGAAAGCTATTACTTACTTACTCAGCCTCCCTGAACTATTCCTGCAAATCTTAAATGAACGAACTAAGACACCATCCGAGGAGGTTAGCAATGAGTGAAGACGTAGCAAAAGATGTAGCTGAAATGAATGACTTATTCGACGCAATCCTTAAGCCACCAGCATCAACTGAGGAAAAATCTGATGAACCGAAAGAAGAGCCTAAGGATGAAGAAGTTGAGCCAAAAGAAGAGACTGTGGTTCCTGAAGATAAGGAAGAGAAATCTACAGAGCCAGAGCCTAAAGTAGATGAAAAAGTACCTGACGAGAAAGACAAAGCAATAGCGGATCTGAGAAATGAAATTGCAGCTTTGCAGGCAAAGGTAGCTACTCCTCCTAAACCGGAGGAGAAACCAGACATAAAGCCTGCTCTGCCAGATGTCTCAGATCAAGACTTTATCGGAGACTTGGACCTTGACGAAGTAACTCGGGATTCTAAGGAGTTCAATAAAGTCCTCAACAACATTTACAAGAAGGCCAGACTTGATGGAGAACAAGCAATAATAAGCCGACTTCCGGAGTTGATAACTTCACAAGTGAATGCTATCAACACTATGCAGAAGGCGGTGGAGGAATTCTATACAGCTAATGAAGACCTCAAGGCTTTTAGTAAAGTTGTTTCTGTTGTAACTCAAGAACTCGCGCAGGGCAATAAGGAACAGACTCTAGATAATCTAATGACTAACGTGGAGTCTGAGGTGCGCAAACGACTTTCTTTGCCAAGGAAAGCCGCTGAGAAGAAAGAGGATCCTCCTAAAAAGGAAGTTCCTCGACTTCCTGGCAAGAGTTCCTCCGCAGGAAAGTCAACAACCGAAACCAAAATCAAGTCTCTCGAAAGTGAGCTTGAAGAAATGAACAAGGTTATAGGGAGATAACTCTTATGGGTCTTGAACAGAATGAAGCTCAGCAGTACAGAGAGATCCCTGATAAGTACGTTGAGCCGAATGCAAACTATCAGATGAGAACGTGGGACTATGTTCTTCGTCCTTCATCTCAAGGTGCAGGCGGCCCGATAATTATCACGCTTCCTCCTGTCTCTGAGGCAAAGGGTCGATTCTATTCGATCATCTGTCGCGCTGCAAGCGCTGTCAACACAATAACTATCACTGACAAGAATGACTCTGAGTGCTGGACTGCTGACATAGTCCTGGACGGCAAGTGTGACAGAGTTCTACTCTACAGCGATGGTCTGGCATGGATGGCATTGGGTCTTAATCCTGGAGATTGGCCAGGTGCTTCAACGACTGGCGCTCCTGGAACGGCAACAGCAACAACCCTTGCTCCGACTACATCGGTTCAGATATAATCATTAGTCACATTTAAAATAAATGTGACTTAACACATGAGGTGAATATGTTTCTTGGAATGAGAGGTAACGATGACTGGGTTGCCGACCAGAGGCCAATGAATTGGAGACAACAGATACTCTATTTGTATCCTAATGGCTCCGCGCCCTTAACGGCTATCCTTTCTATGATGGGAAGTCAATCAGTGGATGATCCACAGTTCCATTGGTGGACTCAGTCTCAAAGTGCAGTATCAGGAGCAGTAGCTGGTGTATTTACTCTCCCTGATCTCTCTGTGGCCTACGCTGCAGGTGGTGTGGCTGGAGATATCGTCTATGTCCAGATCACAACTGTGCTTGGTAACAGAATTCGCGAAGGTCATCAGATTCTCCTCCGCGATGCTTCTGACTTCACAGTCGATGTAGTTGGCAAAGTCACTGGAGTAACCAGAGGCGCTGTCAACACTGTGTTGGCTGTGAAACTCTTGGAAGCTGACGATAACTCAACAACTCACGATCTCAGCGATTGCGATAACTTCAAAATTATCGGCAACATCAATCCTGAGGGTGGTGAGATGCCTGATGCTATCGCACTCAACCCTGTCAAGGTGTATAACTACACCCAGATTTTCCGTACTCCTCTTTCATTAACTCGAACTGCAAAAAAGACCAAGCTTCGTACTCCTGACCAGTACCAGAAGGCGAAGTCTGAAGCTCTTGAAATGCACTCGTGGGAAATGGAACTGGCATTTCTGTGGGGAATACGTACTGAGAACACTGGAGACAACGGGAAGCCTGAGCGCACCACTATGGGTGTGATCAACTTCATTCGACAGTTTGCCCCCCTAAACTGCGATGACTTCTCTACTAATGCTACTTATGCTGGTCTAGCATGGGCAGCTGCAGCGGGTGGATTGCTCTGGTTTGACAACATGCTGGAGCAAATCTTTAGGTTTGGAGCGACTGAGAAGCTTGCTCTGTGCGGATCGGGTGCTATACTTGGACTCCAACGTCTAGCACTTGTCCACGGACAGATTCAGCTTCAGAACGTTCCCAAAGCCTATGGTATGGAGATTTTGAGGTGGGTAACTCCGTTTGGTTCTATCTATCTCAAAACTCATCCACTCTTCAGCCATGATGCTACAACTCGTAACATGATGGTCTTGCTTGAACCGAAGGAACTCACCTATCGTTACATTGACGATACTCAGTTCTACAACGAGGCTAATGCCAAGTCGCATCCTGAGGGATACGGCGGGAAACGTCTTGATGGCACGAACGAGGAGTTCCTCACTGAATGTGGCCTTGAATTTGGCCTCTCCGAGAAGTGTGCTGTACTCAACGGCGTCGGACTTGATAGTGTCGTTTAACTTTGTACCCAGTAGCTAACCTCCGGGTACATTGGCCGGGGCAGGTAGCCGACTTGCCTGCCTCGGCACTTAAATGAGGACAGTATGAACCTAATAGACATTCGTACACAGTTTAGAAATATCTCAGGGCGTTACGACTTAGTCAACGATGACTTCAGCGATAATGGAGCTAATTTCTTTATCAATGAAGGGAGTAAGTGGCTGGATCGTAAAGTCGAGACAACTAAGTCCTGGGGAACTTATCCAGTTATTAAACCACTCGGAACCTGGTACGTTAGGTTTCCTTATGCAAGAGCTGTGAAGGAAGTCTGGATGACAACTGTGGAAGGGCGTACTCAGTTGACAAAAGTTAGACTTCAAGACATGATGGCTAATTACTTCACAACTATTCCGGCCGAGTGGACTAATGGAACGCCTCTATATTATAGTCCTACAATAACTCGCTTGATTCCAGAAATCCTAACTCCTGCAATGATAGCTACGTTAGATGACTATATTGGGATAGTTAGTCCAATCTCTAACGTATTCAACACTGTTATATTTTCTAGTCCAGTGGATCAAGAAACTCTGTTTGAAATAACTGGGTTGTTTTACTCTAAGGCATTAGCACTAGACGCTGATGAGAACTTCTGGTCTCAAGTACACCCACTTATTCTTATCCAAGCTGCTATCCTCCAAACTTACATCATCAGCGGAAATCGTCCTATGATGAAGAACTATGCTGAGAACCTCGGAGATCAACTCAAGGATCTTGGCATGGATCTTGTGGAACAGATCATCGCTGAAATAGATCAAATGGAAGGATAACATGAGACTGATACCTACAGGACGTTGAGGGCACTGCAGGCCTCAGTTGGAGGTAAGAAATGCCAGTATCAATACAGAAGTCAGGCAGCGGCTACCGCGTGTCCACTCCCCACGGAGTGAAGGCAAAGCATACAACGAAAGCCAAAGCGGAGGCGCAGAAGAGATTACTCAACGCAGTCGAACATGGGTGGAAACCCTCGAAGACCTCTAAACATCACTCAGCTTGTGATGGAAAGTTTATAGATGACAGGAGACATCTGTGATAACTGATGCTGAAAGACGAGAGATTATTGAGCAGGTTAAGGAAGAAATTCTATTAGCAATTCCTGATATTATAGGAAACTTAATGACTAATCATATGAGCTTGATTAGGATAAATAAAGATTTCTATGACAAGCATAAGGAATTTGCTAGTAATAAAGATGCTGTGGCGTCGATAGTTGAGATGATAGAAGGACAGAATCCAGGAATGGATTATAAAGAGATTCTTGAGAAAGCTGTGCCACTAGTAAGGGAACGTATTAAGACTGTTAAATCTCTCGATATGAAATCTGCTCCTAGACCAAGCAGGAATATCTCTCATCTTGAATTTAAAGGTAATGGGGAACTATAATGCCTACACTACAAGATGGAACCTTTTCATTCACTATTGGATCAGAGGACTTGGCGCGAGGACTTAGACCATCTAAACGAAGTCCTCGCAATACAAAGTTCCTCACCAAGTGTGCTGGGGCTGTAGGACTGGACAATGTACTTCAAGCGCTTGCAGATATTACTGGAGATCGAATAGACACTTCAGCCCTTGCAGGTGTAGCTCATCCATATCCACAGTTGTTCGTATTCACTAATGTAATAATGGTCTGTTTGTCTACTCGAATATACGAGTATGATGGAACGTCTCTTACATTACGCTTGGACATAGGTGCTCCTAACGCAGGTATTTCATGGTCAGCTGTGGATTTCTTCGATTACATCTATATGAGCAATGGGAAGGTAGTTGTAGTGCGAAGCTCTGAAAGCAAAGCCTGGACTGTAACTACTTCCTTACCTCTTGCTAGCGGAATATGCAATCTTAATGGTCAAGTACTCATTGGTGCTCCTGATGTGGAGTGGTAATAATGTCTCCTTATGTTGTTGAGTTTAATTACACACTTCCTGCTTTAAGCATATCTCCTGGGAATATAGCTTATATAAGGATCTATGAGCAGGTGCTTATAGCAGATCCAGTGTTAGAGCTTAGAAGTCAATTCTCATATAATCCAGCAGTTCATGTAGGATCTAATTATATGAGGTATGAGACTGAAGTCCCAGGCCCTCATGTGCATTATATCTATGGATACTTTCTTGTAGGGATGGAAGCTATTGAACAGCTCCTTATGGCTCCTATAACAGCTACTGCTGTTCCATTAGCGGAGGTCTCCTCAACTGATAATTCTGGGACTCCAGTAGTTCCTCATGATAGATGGGGAGTAGGCACAGGTCCTTGGAATTTCACTAAGCAATATAATAAATGGGCTTATCTTAATAATCCGCGCTGGTTAGTTAATGGGAGAGTATTCGTTCACGGAGGGCCTGACGACTATAATGGGAGAGAAAGTTTGGAGCCTCAGTTATGGACTCCTACTGATAGGACTGGACGTTCAAGAGGAACATTAAACAGACATCATCAATGTGGACACTGGCATCAGCCTGTAGCTATATCACCTACAACCTTAGCTCCTACTACTATACCATTTGGAGGTTTTACATATGAAGGATGGCTTAGTTGTCCTCAGTTTATTCTTCCATCTCCAGATACTCCTGGTCAAGTATGGTATATAACTTCTCTCGACGATGAGCCAGATGATTACTTTAGAGTCATAGAATACTTTGATGGGGCTGGATATTATTGGGATAGTGTATATAACTTTCTTCATACTGACGTAGAATCTTGGGAACACTGGCAGGAGCCTGATGGAGGAGTCGCTCAACGTGGAGCTATCTCAGTTGTAGCATTTATAGGTAATGATGATGCTGTAAATGCCTCAAGTTACTATCTCGAAACTTGGGTATTTAACAATGGGACTTTGTTAAATCATACTATAACTCCTGCAGGCCCAGCTTATGCATATGGACAGATAATAATCTCTAATATGGACTCTAAACTTTGTGCAATAGATAGTGCTGGAAATATTCATGTAGCCTTAAAGACTTTCAAAGGAGGTGTGTATAGAATATATGACTTTAGATCTACAGATAATGGTGCAAGCTTTAATCCAGTATTAGTAAGATCAGGAGTAAGTGGATCTTATAATAACTTTAAAGACTTAGGGGTCTTTAGTGATGGTACTCTCTATATCAGAGAGGGATGGATTATGCTAACATCTGCAGATAATGGTGCAACCTGGGGATTGTTAGGAGGCTCTGGTGACATAGGTTTATATATGTCATCAGATACTTGCTATATAAATGATACTTTCTTTACTATAGGCTGTGATTATAATGGGCCTCCTTATAATGACGTTCTTTTACTAAGATCAGTTAATGGACTAATATATAGTACAGTCCTAACAATACCAGGACTATGGACTACTCTATCTGGATGTGATATGCTCTATGATGGAACTTATTATTATCTAGCTGTAATGTTTAGAAATTCTACTGTAGGAAAACCTGCTGGATATACTAGAATATATAGAAGTGACGATGGGATAACTTGGGTTTTAATTTCTACTATAGTCGACGAATCTCAATTAGGCGTACCTTCCAGATATGTTGCATGGGACGCTTTGTTATGGCCCACTCAAATAATCAAATCGGGTAGTGATCTATTCTATTGCTTTTATTATGGATCTATGAGCGCACCAGCTCATGGAGGCGCTAGTGTTTATTTAATGAGTATTTGGAAATCCAGTGACAGCGGAGTAACATGGGAAACTGTGCATACTCCTTATTATGATCTAACTAGAACTCCTGCATCAGATGTACCTTGCGGGGCTTGGGGGTAAAGATGGCAAATCAAGCATCAAATCACATAAAGTATTTATTAGCAACTGGGGCAGTAGACTTTCTCAACGATCAGTTTATCATAATCCTTATGGAATCTGGCTTTGTGTTTGATAAAGACACACATGAGGAATATGTAGACGTATCAGCGAGCGAGATTCCAGCTGGTAATGGATACCTTCAATTCACTAAAGTCCTCGCCGGAGTAGCAGTTGCTGAGGATGATGTAGATGATCGCTGCGAAGTTACTTGGACTAATCCTGCGTGGATAGCTGCTGGTGGAGATATAGGCCCTGCCTCAGGTGCTATCATCCTGGATGATACAGTAGCTAATGATCCGGTAGTTGGCTACATAGACTTTGGTGGTGACTATACTCAGGCCGATGGTGGAACTGCTACATTGTCAGGTGTTGAAGTTAGAATTCAGTAGGAGGAAGTAATGGCTACTACACTAATTCCTACTACTCTATTCGCTACAACTTTAGCTCCTACAACCATAGCAGCTGATGATGTAACTATTGTATGTGATCCTATAGTACTCACTTTCGTCAAGCCTCAGGGAGTACTCAGTCACATTCCAGGACCTATTGACCATGACTTAGATTATCTTCTTGATATAAGTGATGATCCTATTGTTATCACATTATCCCAAGAAGGCTCTATTAGTGGAATGTCTTCTGGTGATTATAGTATTCCAATTACTATATTCATAGAAGGTTCATTGGTTGTAGGTACAGTCATCTCCTGTAATCCAATAGTAATAACTCTCGAAGTCTCTCCAGTTGCAGAAATGATCCTTCAATCAAACGTCTGCAACTTTGTAGCGTGGTCTCAGATTGGGCATCTGAATTTTGACATAACCAAGACCAATGAAGCTGGTAAGATAGTGATGGATTGGCGAGGGTGTGTTAATGAGATACTTAAGCTGGGAAACTCAGCTGTGGTATACGGAGGAGATGGAGTAGCTATTCTGACGCCTTCTCAAAATAAGTATGGGAAGCAGACTATTCATCGAATAGGATTGTTGAATAAAGAGGCAGTAGCTGGGACTGAGTATGAGCATTACTTCATTGATAAAAAGTATAGGTTGCATAGGATTACTCAGCAGAATGGACTAGAGCTACTTGACTATTCTGAGTATTTATCTCTATTGACTAATCCAAAGTTAGCTCTAGACATTTCGGAGAAGCTGCTCTACATCTGTGATAATGTCTATGGATTTGTCTATGGGACTCAAACTAAGAGTTTTGGCGAGGGGCCTATAAACATTACTGGAGTAGGTTATCAGGGAACAACTCTCTATGTTACTTCAGTTGGGACTATTAGGATTCCAAAGTTTCATGTTACTACAGATATGTACGACTTAGGTACACGAAAGCCTAAGACAGTCCAGGAGATAGAACTAGGGACTGATCTTACAGTTGGTCTCGAGGCTAAGATTGAATCTCGACTTAGTAACAAACTCCCATTCATTAGTTCTCGGTGGGTTCTAGTTAATCCTACTGGTCGAGCATTCCTTCCATGCTACGGGATTGAGTTTAAGTTTCATGTAAGATCATTTATGTATGAGTACTTTGAGCTTGATTACTTAACAATTAAAGGAACCATGCATGAGTATGAATACCTAGAGGCAATAGGAAACTCTGTCAGGAATGATCCGATAAGTTAAATTTATTTTAAATGCGACTGGTGAAGAATGGTTATTAGACTACTTCCGAATCAAGTACCTAAGTTATGGAATCAGATAAAGTACGCAGTAGTTAATACAGACAGAGTTAGTGAGAAGGACATGCCTAGGTATTTGAATGACTTACTGCACGCACTCTTGAGTGACAAAGCTCAGTGCTTTATTAGGTTTGATGAAGATAGAATGTTGAAAGCTTTGTGTATTACTAAGATTGGATTAGATGAGTTGTCGGGGGAGAGGTCATTAGTATTACAATGTCTATTCTCGTATCAGAGAGTCCCTGAGCAAGAGTGGAAGGATAACTTGGAATTCATAGAGTTGTTTGCTCGGAAAAGTAAATGTAAGTCTATTCTTGCATACTCGGAGAATCAGAGAATTTTTGACTTGGCCAGTAGCACTAATTTTGAAGAACGCTTTAGATGTTTTATAAAGAGACTGGAGGACTAGCATGGGTGGAAGTGGGTCAACTACTACTAACATAGTCAGATATGCACCTTATTTAGAGAGTAGACACATAACATACTTAGATAAGGTAAATGCATCTGTTAACCTAGCCATGGTTGCATCTCCTTACGCGGCTTACACAGCAGTAGACTTTGACGATGCTTTGTATGGCGCTGGATATGCAATAGGTTCATTCCCGTCCCTCTATGATATGTATGGGAAGTTTATGGCTGGTCTGGATATAGAAGTGTTGTTTGACGAAGCGTTTGAGGAAACTATAAATGGCACTGTAGTCAGCAACGCTATATCACAAGAAGCTAGCATCCTAGAAGATGACATGGAGAATAACATCCTTCCGAGGTTTAAGGAAGGAATGAGAGATATTAACTCCGTAATGAGTTCTACATTTATAGTTGGCCAGGCTCAGCTCGAAGCAGAACGACTTAAGGCTATTTCTAGATTCAGCGCAGACCTCAGAGCAAAGTTACTTCCTATTGTAACTGAAAGGTGGAAAGCTCATCTTAATTGGAATAGTGATGTTGTTCAGATGTATGCACAGATTGCAAAGTTCGCTATATCGGTTAAGCTTGATACAGATAATCAGAACTTGGAAATGGCTGCGAAGGATGTCCTCTGGCCATTTAATGCTCTACAGTATCAAACTGCTGCGCTTGGAACTCTGAGTGGAGCAACTAATACTTCGTCAGATACTGCTGGTGGATCGAAGACGCAGAGAGTGATAGGAAGCTCATTAACAGGAGCAGCGAGTGGAGCTATGATAGGAGCACAGATTGGATCAGGTGGAGGTTTTATAGGCGCTGGTATTGGAGCATTAGTAGGCTTAGCAGCTGGTTTGTTTTAGTTAAATTTATTTTAAATTGGACTGGAGATAGTTATGGTTAACGGAGTCTTTGGATTAGGATCTGACTTTATTGCTAAGTTAGGTCAAGGAATGGCTGGGCAAGGAATGGCAGCACAGCCTGGATTTCTACAAAACTTATTTTCCAATAGATTATTCCTCCAGATGCTTGGCGCAGCTGGAGCTGATCTCTCACAGGGCACAGGAGGAAAGCATACTCTTGAAGCTCTCACTAAGAACTTAGCTGGAGGTAGTTTTAAGGAGCTAATGGGAGCGTTGATGAAAGGAGGAGCTGATGCAAAGATGACCATTGGAGGAGATGGAAGTGTGTCGTTGAAGACTGCCCCTGGTACAACGCAAGGTACTCAACCTCAAGTCCCATCAGTAACTCCTAACGTATTCAATCCTCAGATACCTACTACACCAGCAGGCTCTCAGCCTATTGGATCGTCTGGGACTCAGCCTAATAACTTCTCTGACATAATAGGTCAGATGATGCTTGGTAAAAGTTTTTTCGCGCCTAGTCTGTCAGGATTGTCAGCGTCTGACTTGGCAGGCTTAGGCCCTGAAGAAATTGCGCAGGCGCTGACCTTGAAAGGGAACTTTGATGAGTTAGGTATGCAACGGCTTAGGGATATCTCTGATGCAATGTTCAGAGGATCACAAGTTAGTGATTGGGCAGAGCAGAGGAGATTGGCTGCTAGTGGACAGGATGTTGATAGAACACAAGCAGAGACTGCTCGACTAAATGCTATCAGAGCACTTGCTGATGAGATGAGAGAATCTCCTATAGAGATTCCAGGTATTGGAAAAGTCGATCTTAAGTCCTTTAACGCTTTGCCAGAGAAAGCTAAGGCATATGCTTTCTATGTATTTGATCAGAAGAAGAATAGTAGAGCCCCACTGGTATATGAAGCGTGGGAAGCTCAGATTGATGCTCCTACTTTGAAAAAGTACTACGATCTTTCTAAAACAGATTCTGGGTTTAAAGAGTTTCTTATGGAGTATCAAGAGCGTGGATCTACTAAAGTAAGTAACTATATGACTCCTGAAGCGACTGCCTTATCTAGAGGTAAAGCTGAGCCTTGGGTTCAGTTGCAAGATCCTAAGCTGATAAATGCTGAAGTATTTAGTCATCCTGAGTATGAGGCAGCTAAGGATAGTTATGATCTTGCCATGCTATCAGATAACAAGGATAAAAGAGATGAGGCTAGGACGGAGTTTGCTCTTGAGACCGCTAAGATTAGAAAGAAGGTAGTCCTTGGCATGATAGCTGCTGGAAAAGGTACTATTAAAAATATGTATCTTAAAAATGGAAAGATGGTAATTGAAGTAATTAAAGAGAATGGTGAGCCTACGGTGGTGTCTTATGCCCTTGACTGATCAGATGGATCTTGAGCTGGAGAAGTATTATAGAAATAAGTCTATAAAAACTAGTGAGCCTGTGCAAGCCTCTACTGATGATATTGATACTCAGCTAGAAGCTTATTATAGGAAGAAGAAAGTCTCTTCAGCTCCTCCACCAAAACCTAAGGAAGAGCCTAAGCCTATGACTCTTCCTCCAGAGAGAAGATCTGTAGGAATTCTTCCAGTTCCAATGGAGATGGGAAGAGAGGGTGGAGGAGAATGGGGAGGAGGACGTTTAGCTAAGCCTTTAGAAGGTCCTGCTAAGTCAGTAGAAAGTTTTATTGAAGGTGTTGGAGAGGCTCTTGATCCTAGACCAATAATTACTGAAACTTATAAGCGTTGGAAAGAAGGGGACCTTCCTGGAATGGCCGAGATAATTTCGGGAGGGTTTGTTAGTAAGGATTTGCTTGAAGGAAAGACTACTGGAATATCTGGGATAGAAAAACTTAATGTCGGGGCCAAGGCATTGCTAAAAGGCAATCCAGTTGAGGCCGCTAACGAAGCAGCTAAGGCTATTCCTTTCTTCGGACCTATGCTTGAAGCAGTTCAGTATTATTTAGATCAGGGAGAGTATGCTAAGGCTGCTGGGCTAACTACTGGAATACTAATTCCTTTTAAGGCTGGACAAATACTTCATAATATAAGGATGGCAGAAGCATCAGCTAAGGCTGCTAAAAGGTATGAGAGAGTAGCGGTTGATACGTCTAGACAAGAAGCAGCTATTTCTCAAATGCCTGAAGGTTCTCAGAAAGAAACAGCTACTGCTCAAGTTGAGAAGGTCAAGAAATCTAACAAAGCTAAGGCTGAGAAAATAGTTCAAGAGGAAGCTCAGAAGGCAGTCGTCAAAGCTGATGTAGCTGCGAAGGCTAGACAAGTCAAAGAACGAAAAAAGATGAGAGCTGTTCCTGAGATTGCGAAGGAGACTAAGGCTGAGGTTCCTACAGTTCCAGAGAAATCCATAGAAGACATTATGGCTCCGGTGAAGGAGCTTGAAGCGCAGCAGAAGGCTAAAGGTGAGCCTATTAGGGTTAAAGTTCCTTCTGTGATGAGAGTGTCAGAAGTCCCATCCAAAATAAATGAGACTCAGTGGGTTAAGGAGAATGCTCCTGATATTTATAGAGAAGCGGAGCGTCGTACTAGGGAGCGTACATCAGAGATATGGGATGAAGCGAGGAGACAAACTGAGAGGGCTAAGATAGCTCAGGAGAAAGAGTTCATTATTCAGCCTGATGAATATGCAGCGCTGGACGCTCACTTCGATGATTGGACTGAAGTGCCTACGAGTGAGTTGGTAGAGTTCTTACAGAATAGAAGGAGAGGGAAAGTTGAGCCGTCTAAGAGGACGCCTGAAGTGTTTGAGGATGAAGCTACGTTGGAAAGGGAACTAGCGGAGATAGAAGCAGAGTTCACACCTGACAAGATGGAGATTAAGAAGGGAGTCCCCGCTGCTACACCTTCTTTGTCTAAGGTCGAAGCACTTAATGCAGTCAGAGAAAAGTTAGATACTCTACGTAAGCAGCAAGAAGCAGAAGTAGATGCATTCTTAGACGATATTGACTTGGGATTAGGAGTAGAGGAATCACCTGGATTGGTTGGCGAGGTTAGTCCATTTAGAACTGATCCGAGCGCTACTAAGGCACAGTCAATAGCTTATGGAAAGAATCCTTTGGTTGCAGCTAGTATGGAAGAGCTGACCAATCCATCTGCGCCAAAAGATCCTATGATAACAAGTCATAAGTTAATGAATGACTTTAACAGATGGCTTGATGGCGAGGAGGTTAGTGTAGAGCAGACGAGGAATTTTCTAAGTGACTTAGCATCAAAGACAGATGACTTCAAATGGACTTTCATGGATGAGTTAGGGAACTTGGATGTTGAGGCGTTTAGTGAGTGGAAGGATTTTATTAGCGAAGGAGCGAAGTGGGCTAGGAAGACAGAGAGAGGAGGAGTGAGGAGTACACTGACTAGTTTGTATATGGGCTTGCCGATAGATGAAGCTTGGAATCAGATGAAAGTTTGGTACTCGGCATTGAGGAAGGCAGCTGAAGTGAAGTTACCTAATAAAGTTACTGGAGCACAGCTAAAGAATACTTTTGTAAGTAAGAATAGTAAAGGAGAAGACGTATTTAATAAAGGAGTTACCGAAGCTGAATGGAGGGCTATAGGTCTAGAAGATATCTATAGACCTGAGGCCTTGATAGAAAAAAGTGAGATATTAAAGAGGATAGATGAGAGTACTGTAGAGTTTAAAGATGTTATATTAGAAGATAAGCCTCATAAGAATTTCGTAGAGTGGGCTAGAGAAAGAGGATTAGATACTAGAGAAAGAGAGGCTTATGAAATATATGAAGATGAGTATGGAGTAAAAGCAGAAAGGACTAAATTCTCCTCCTATCAAGAACCTGGAGGGAGTAATTATAAAGAGTTGTTTGTGACGGCTCCTGCTACTAAAACATCTGACTGGAATAAGGCTTTTAGAGTAGTAGAGCAAGATGGTAAGTTTAACATAATGTCTCCAGACGGAGAGTTATTTATTCCTAGAGATAGATTATATAATACTAGAGAAGAGGCCTTAGCGAGGATAGCTAGAGAAAAAGACGTATCAGTAGAAGAAGGTATGAATAAAGTTAGTACTCCTAAATGGCAAGACGGCCACTCCGACTACTCAGACATAGAAAATCCTATTGTTAGATTGAGGATGAATGATAGAGTAGATGCACAAGGTAATAAAGTTCTCTTCCTCGAAGAACTTCAACCTCCTGTCCCTGACCAGCAAGCTAAGATGCCTCCTGCTTTACAAAAAAGATGGCGTGAAATAGGAATGAAGAGGGCTATTAAGTATGCACTAGATAATGGATATGATAAGGTAGCGTGGACAACTGGGGAGATGCAGGCTAATAGGTATTCACTTGATAAACAAATTAGTAGTATTGATTACTGGAAAAATTCAGATGGAACATATCAACTATGGCCTAACGGAGTACAGCAAGCTGACTTTAGCCATATTCCAGCTGAAAGACTTCCTGAGTATGTAGGTGCTGAAGTAGCTCAGAGGATTATAGGTAATGAAGGTGAGTATGCACGAGGTGATGTAGAGTATGCAGCTATGTTATATCAGCGTAGAATAGGTAGAGATCATCTTCTTACTGAAGAGGCTCATCCTGATGGTGGCTATATCTCTAGATATTCTGAAGAGTTTAAGAGTTCTCCAGAATGGAAATCTTATGTAGATGGAAAGACTCTACAAGGACTTGACCTTAAGAATGAAGAGAAAGGTCTCCGCAAACTCTACGACCAAGGCCTTCCTAATGTAGCAAAGAAGTTAGGAGGAAGAGTTGAGAGTGTTGAGTTACCTAGTGGTCGTAGTGCAGAAACATTTGAAGAGTTTCAATCTCGTATGGTTCCAGAAGATAGAAATGCTCCATTAGAAGTTCAAAGAAGATGGTATGACGAGATAATTCCTGACAATAGAAATAGATTTATAACAGTCTCCTCCATCTCTCTCGAACCTTTCAAATCTAAAATAGGAGAAGGATTTTCACTTTATAGTGGGATACCTATTGATGAGATAGTCAAAAGACTAGGCAAAATTCATCCTGCTACGTATCCAAAGACTATTCAAAAGACTATGGCTGCTATAGCCTATGAGCTAAAGGTTACTGATATATTAGACATATTTGCTGGAATAGGAAATATAGGAAAGCTGAAAGAATATGGATACACTGGAAATATTAGAGCTAGCGAAATAGAACCTAAATGGGGAGGGGAGTCTACTAAATCACTTCATAAGGCTAGAGGAGTTGATGAATCTTATATAGGAGATTCTAGAAAACTTCCTATTGCAGATGAATCTGTACAAGCTATTTTTACTTCTCCTACTTATGGAAATATGATGGCTGCGAGGTCTCCAAGTAGAATAGATACTTATCAGGCATTAGCAGGAGGTAAACTAAAGAAAGGTAATACTGGAGGAGAAGTATGGGGACCTGAATATGAGAAGCTACATAGAGAAGCGTATGATGAAGCTTATAGGATAGTTAAGCCTGGAGGCTTCTTTGTTCTTAATATGAAAGATAAGCCAGTTTCTGCAGTAGATGCAAAAAATAACTGGATTCCAAAGAGAGGATCTACAGTAGAAGTTAGAGATAATGTGATGAAAGCTACTGACTGGCATATAAGAGCTTTGGAAGATGCGGGATTTGAGTATATAGAAACTATAACTGTTGAGGAGGCTAAAGCTGGATCTGCTACTCAGCTATATCTTAGACGCTATACTACTGGGACTGAAAATATAGTTGTTATGGGTAAGCCTGATCAGGCTGGAAAAGTAAGAAGTTTAAAAGCTAATAGAATAAGGAGTATGTTGGATATAGAAAAATCATGGAGTGGTAAAGGCCAGATGTTATACTCAGGCATACCTCTTAATAAACTCCTAGAAGTTGGAAAGCTCTGGAAGAAGTATAGTGATGATTATGAATTAGCAAAACACATTCCTTTTAAAGTCCAACTTCAAACATTCAGAGAAAACTTTAACAAACACTGGCTATCTCAATCTGGAAACATTCGTAGAGCACTTGAGCAATATGGAGATAGAGGACATGAGATCCTCCAAGCGCAGCTAACGACCAAGAATGGGCATCCAAGAGCTGTGAATAAACATAGACAGTTGATCAAAGAGTACGATCATGGACTAAGTAAAGAGCTCCGTGATATTAGGGATCAACTAATCCTCGCCGAACGTATGCTTTCGATTTCAAAGACTGAGTCTGGAAAGAAGATGAAGTATCCAGAGGCATTTACTCCAGAGAGGTCTAAGATAATTAGTGAGGCGATAGGATCAAAGACTATAAATGGGATTAGAGACCTTACACCAGAAGAAGTTGCTAAGATCAGAAAGTCTACTGAGGCATACTTTGAACATCATAAGATGTTGATTGAAGATAGGTACAAAGCTGGACTAATTGGTAAGGAGGAAAGGGATAACTTAATTGCGAATAACTTTGAGAAGTTCAGAAATGTAAAGGATATTACACCAGCTAATACGTTTGATAGAAAGAGAGAGGTGAATGTAGGAGGGAAGAAAATTCAAGTATATGACTCAGGTATTGATACACTAGCAAAGGGAAGGACTACTGATATACTTGAAAAGAACTCAGCGCTATTAGCGTTGGAGGAGATGCATAGGACGTATGCAGGACTAGCTAACAATGAAGCTATGACCTTAATTCTCGACACAGCACGTAGAGATCCTAACAATCCTTTTGCAAGAGTCAGCGAACCACAAGTTATTGAATTAGCTGAACAGCCTAAGAAGAGGACTGAGCTGGTTAGATCTATCCATATTAAGAAGAATGAACTAGCAATGTCTGACTATGAATATAAGGCTAGGCTTAAGAAAGAGACAGGACATACTAGTACGAAACAGTTGACTGATAAACAACTGGCAGCCTTTGATACTTCACTAGGAGGCCCTTCCAAGGGATATGCTAAGGGATCAGGACAGAAGATTCCTAAGGGTTGGAAGAGGCACTTTGTATATGAGAATGGGGCGAGGAAGATTGTATGGCTAGAGCCGAAGTTCTCTGGAGAGTTTATAACTAGTGGTAATGATGTGTCAGGGGCATTAGCTAAGACATTAAAGTGGCTGACGCTCACACCAGTGGTGAGGACATTTGCTACTACTATTGAGCCTGTATTTGCATTAGCTAACTTCCCTCGTGATATAACTCATGCACTGTTCGCTGCGAGAACATTTGAGAATGGGAAGTATAAGAGCTTGTATCAAGTTACTCATCCAACATCTATTCTTAAGATGCCAGCTGACTTTAAAGCAGTATTCAAAGATGCATTTAAACGTACTGGAAGATATAATGACTACATAGATGATGGCGCTGGAATGGACTTCTTGGTTGTCCAAGGAAGGCCATGGAAGAGAGGACTGAGACTAGAGAATGTCTTTGATAAGGCACTAGATTTCTTTGGTTATCTTAATGAAACATCTGAGATACTAACTAGACTCGCTGTGAGAGAAAGAGTAATCAAGAATGAAGCTGCTAAGGCAGGAATCACAGTTGAGCAAGCACTTAAGGATACAAAGATTAGAAAGAAAGCTTCATTCGCTGCACTGGATATGATGAACTTTGGAGACACAGGAGGATTCTCCAGGGCTATTAACAACGTGAGTCCGTACTTCAGTGCAAGGCTTACTGCTACTAGATCATTGTTTAGGACTTTCAAGCCAGGCAGTGGGACAGCAGCTGAGAACTGGTTGAAGATAGCTACGTTTGGTAGCTTGATTACTGCTCTGTATATAGGAAACCACAAGAAGAATCCCAAGACTATGGAGCAACTAAGAGGTGATGGAAGGAACTTAAATTATTTAATTATACCTCTTGGTGACCAGTTTGGCTATCCAGATCCTGAGACTAAGCAGATGAGATATCCTTATATAAAGATTCCTATTGATAGCTCTCAGGTATTCTTTAAGACTTTGTTTGAGGCGCTTACGGATAAGTGGTTAGGGAAAGAAGTAGATGCGAATAGAGTTATTCAAGCCCTTAAGAATTCCAGTCCTGTGGATGTGACGGCTTATCCGCCACTTGCTAGTGCACTAACTGGCTATTGGCTGAATAAGGATTTCTGGAACGCTCAGGATATATGGAAGCAGACTGATAAGCCACTACCGTTAGCACAACCGAAGTGGATAAGCGGGGAGAAAGTTGGGAGGTCTGAAGAGGAATACCTTCCAGGGAAAACTCCTCAGTTCTTTGTTGACTTAGGGAAGGTAACTGGGCTGAGTCCAGAGCGTGCTAAGTATATGGCGGAGGAACTTTATACAAGTGATAGTACGTATGCTAAGTTGTTACTCTATGGATATGAAGAGGTGCTTAGTCAACTCCCAGAGGACTACAGACAACAAGTGTTAGCTGATGCACTGTCAAAGGTTCCAGGGATTAAGAGGTTCTATGGAGTAACTAATCCTCAAGCCAAGGGAATGGTTGAGTATAGGAAGTTAGCTGAGAAGGAAGATGCTGTGCTGTGGACACAGAATAGAGGATTAGATGAGAGGATGAATAGGTACTTTAATGCCACGCAAGCAAATCCAAAACAGAAGTCAGATCTTAATCAGGAAGTGATTGACTATATTTCTGGCTTCAAGGATAAAGAAATTAGGAAGAGAATGATAGATGATTATAAATTTACTAGATCCATTAGACAACTTCCTAATAGACAATTCTGGCTGAATATGAAGAGGCTTGGGATTGAGCAGAGGGCTGAGTACTATTTGTGGAAGATGAGAAATTCACCTCAGGATGAGATAGATCAGATCAATAAAGAGTCTGCAGTTATAATGAGAATAGGTGGGATTATTACTAAGGAATTTAGACATAAGGTTCAGCTGCAGCAAGCAAGAGAACGTGAGTCCAATTTAAAATAAATGTGACTTATGCTTCAACTATCCCTTGCATAGGATCGCCCAGAGTGTGGATCACAGTATCTGCACCTGGGCGTCTTACTATTACAACATACTTCATTGCCTCGAGAGTGGTTAACAGACGATCCATCATAAACTTATCAGCATCTCCTTCAAAACGTCGAGAGAATTCCCAGAGAGGAATGTCCTTACCTTTTGCATTAGCGAAGAAGATAATTGCTTCGTTGATTAGCGCGGAGATATCTGAGCGACCAATTCCTCTAAACACAGTTCCCATCTTCATCTCAACTTCGGCAAGTAAGTAAGCAGCCCTCTCAATGTCATCTGAGGTGATGATTAAGCTATCATTCCTACTCGCACTACATATCATAGCAAGAGTGTTTAGATGATTCCTTCTCCTCCCATTATAGCCGTCGAACTTCTTATCTTGAAATGGAGGATGCTTGTCAGCTTCCATACACCAGTCTGCATAGAAACTCATAGCGGCCTCTGTGAACCTAGCAGCTCCACTTAACAAGGCTATTCGCTCAAGATCATGGATAAGGTATTGTTGGAGCTCGAGTTCAGCTTTTGTTGCTGCAGGAAATACGACAAGTTTATTACGCTTGTCTTCATTGACAAAGATGATTCTAGACGTGAGACCGCCACCGATAGCTTCCATAGGGAAGGAACTTTGTATATTGTCAGGAGTAGTGCCTGCAAGTAGATTAACCCAGACTCCGACAACTTCTTCCTTATCACGCTTAATCGTATCATAGACCCACCTATCTTTACAATCATACCAGTCGCATAGAGCTGACATTAGTTCTCGATTGTGATAGCCGAGGAATACAGTAAACTCATCGCTGAAGATTGTAAGGGATGAATGAAACTGTTGTTTTCCTGTCTCGAGGTCGACGTCTGTAAGGTTAGTATTCTTCATTCCTCGGATGAGAGCTTGAAGGGATGTAGCCTGGGCGCTCATCTTGATGGAAGGAATTTCTTTTAGTATGTCATAGCTGAACCGCATCGCTGTGCCTTTGCCAGTAGCTGATGGGCCGACTAGGACGACATATAAATTAGGGAAAATAGTTAGAGATAATCCAAGTTCAAGCCTTACCTTTCGTTGAAGTGCTGCGGCAATCGTGGAGATAGCAGACCACTTCCGATATAATATAGGTGGTTCGCTATTTTCCGTAAGACACATAAAGCCTTCGATCCAATCAGGGAGGTTTCTATCCGACATGAGCGAGTGTCCTTATTCCTTAACAAATAGTCCATTTACCATCTTACCTTTGCGATCTTTGATTTCAATGTAGGCAGCAGCATAGCATTGAAACATATCAAGGCTATTTAATTTAGCTATCAACGTCTGAACTACCATCATATCACCTATGGCATCCCTAACATCTGCAACAGAGCCATTTGAGATAGCTGCACAGAGTTCTTTGAACTCTTCTTCTAATTTTATAATCTGTGCCTCAGATGATGTAGATTGTAGTATGTTTCGATCTTTTGCCCAGCTAATTACCATCTGCTCTACGTCTGCAAAGTTCATCGTAAGTCTCCTGAAGTTTAATTGCTAAGTTGTCAATGTTAGACGGGAATGACTTGCTTTTGAGTTCTATCATGGACTCTTTACACATATTAAAGCCGATAGCTAAGTCAACAGGTGTGGCAAACTCAGTATCATGCCAAGTGAGAGGGGTTTCCAATGACTGCTTAATCATTGAGAGCATCCTAGCGTGCTCGAGCCAAGGGAGAGATAGTGGGATTTGGAATACTATTGAGTCATGAATCTGAGCGAGGAGTTCTATAGGGCTAAAGAGATCTTGGTTGTAATAGATAAATTCTACTCCTTGTTCATTTATCTTATCAGCGCAAGTACTCTGTGCCATTTGAGCATAGGCTTCTCTATATGTATCTTGGCAGGCACTAAGTGATGTGTTGCGATCTGGATGGACGGGGCCTAGGAACATCCTTGAGCGGCCAAACAAGTTAATAACAACCCTTGATTTCTTCAACATCTCTTGGATGATTAGTTGATAACCACCTCTTATTTGTGGATAGCCTTTGTGAATCTTCTCGAGCATGTACTTAGCTTCAGCTTCAGGTATCTCATTTACCAGAGCGAAGGTCTTATATCCAACATCGTAGTTGATAGCATGATTACCTTTCTTTCCCCAGTATCGCTCACTCTGACGACCATCACCTAGGTCTGAAGATCCATCTTCGTTGGAGATTTGATCATAGGGTTTGTTGAAGATAACAGAGGCTGTCAGCTTGTGTAGATCGATCCCTGATTCGAAAGCTTCAATCTGCGGAATAACTCCTCCAACATAAGCCACGATTCTGTTTTCGATCTGAGAGAGGTCAAAGCTGTATCCGATATAACCGTCATCGAATAGGAAGAATCGTAAAAGGTCATGCGGCCAGTTTTGTTGGTTACCTCCAGTTCCAAAGATAGTTTCACCCGAACTAAGTCTACCTGTTTCCGCACCAACTGGTTTGTAAGACGATCTATAGCGTCCATCCCTGTCAACCTTTCCTATGTTTAAATAAGTTGAAATACGCTTCGTCAAGCTGCGAATGTCAAGCATTATGCGAGCAGCTTCGGAACCCTTTACTCCGAGCCGAAAGATGCGCTTGAGTGCGTCTACATCAGTAGAGTCCTGGTGAGTGTTGCGGTTTTTGTAGGGCCTGATTCCACAGTCTTTGTAAAAGTACTGCATCAACTGATCTGGTGAATTATAGTTTATATCACGTCCTACTTCGCTTCTTAATTTTTCCGCAAGATTATCTAATGTACATTGTTGTGTGTTTCTATACTCTATCATTCCCTGCACATCAACTCGAATTCCACGCTCTCCCATGTAAAGGAGAGGTTCAATGAGTTTACGTTGGCGCTGATAAGTTTCAATATTCCCTTGTTTAGAAAGAACTTGAAATTGCTTAGGGAATGCTTCGAGTGGGACTATAGAGTCCATGCCATTATAGTTCCACCATTCTTCCCAAGTTCCTGCACCGAGTTTCATCCACTGCTTACCATCAGCCTTGTAATAAGGAATATCAGTATACATGCTAGTGACAAAGTCAAGACCAGCAGGGAAGTCAGGATAGGATATTTTCTGTGCAATTTGAGTACAATGAAGAACGCCACGAGGTCTAATGCCATACTTACGAAACAAAAACTGAGTATCAAATATAAAGTTAGCACCGACTTTAGCTATCCTTTCTTCTTGTAAGATTTTGGCGACGAGGAGCATAATCCCAAGCTCATCGTCTGGGTTAAAATAATCACCTTGCGAGGATCTAAAAGGGATACAAGCGGCGTGAGTACTATCCCATCCGACGGAGAGACAATCGACCTCACCATTGATGACTTCAATATCGAGACTAAGTACTTGGCCTCTGAGCCCGACCTCATAACAATAGTTGAGAAGTCTAACACTCTCGTCATAAGAAGGTTTAGTATAGATTGTGCGACCGATTCGACGAATACCTTTGAATTCTGATTCAGCTTTGGCACGGAGTAAGTCCTCGCAAATTAAGGGTTTATTGAGAAAGTTGAATTTGGGTGGAATGAAAGTTGCTGGATGATAAGTAGGGAGAACTTTCAATCCAGGAACAAGAGTTGAGTCTAGTACAGAGCTACGCCATCTACCTATGCCCATTCGATTAGTGAGTGCTATGAGGGCTACGTTGCCGAGAGCTACGATACAATTAAGGGTACGATTTCTAAGTTCATTTCCTAACTCCTGAATATACTGATAACCTTCAGGATGGATAGTGAACTTACCTTTCTTAAAATCAAGGTCTATGTAGTGAGCTAGTGGCATATCGAGGTCTTTGATTACATTGGTGAGGTAGAGATCCCTACGCAGAATTTTAGTCATCATCAAGCAATCATCAAGACCTTGACCTGCAGGACCTATGAAACCACGAGGAGGATTGGCTCTGATTTCTTGAACTCCAGGCTGCTCACCACAAATGCCGAGTTTGGCATCTGGAGGACCGTTAGGCGGAACGAAGGTTCGCTTCATATAACACCAGCCAATGCAAATGCTGCCCAGAAAATAACTAAGATATTTTCAAATAGTTTAAAGCAATCTTCTTTCCTGCTCCACTTTACTACTCTAGGATATTCTTTTACTGCTAGAGTTAGGAGTAAGGATATGAAGTGGATTATTTGAAAGGCTAGAACAAATATTACTAGAACTTTCATCAGCTAACCTCCGAGTCATATTTATTTTAAATTTAACTTCCGTTAAAAGATCTTTACTATAGGATCGCCCATTCCCCACTTAGGCCTTCTTAGTCTGATAATCTTAATTGTTGAAGGAAGGCCGGAGTGTATGAGATCTTCCATATTTATCTGATATGGATCAACTATCAATGCTTTAGGTATCCCATCTTTGTTTTCTGGTCCTATAGCACTAACACAACTAACTACTGGTATGGCTGGTAGAGCAAGCGCATACTTGAAAAAATTTCTTCTGTCCATAATATCTCCTTTGTTTAACTTTTCATTAAGTGTGCTTTAACCAAGAACGAATCCTTATACGCCTTCGATAACTCAAAACCAAGGGCAGCCATACCCAGTTGATTCGCGGCAAGAAGACCATTACCAGAACCCAGAAAAGGAATAAGCACGCGAGAACCCGGAAAAGCAAACGTCTCATAAAGCTCCTTCATTAGTTCTACTGGTCGTTCTGTTGGGTGAGTTTTCTGAGTTGGTGGGACAGGAGGGAAGCGAAACTCATTGGAGTGACCCGCTTTGTTAAGGGCAGGATTACCTTTCCATGCGTAGAAGAACATTTCGTAGGAGTTGCTTAGACGAATCGCAGGGTTCATGTTTTGACCGGGAGTTCCCTTAGTCCATATGCCGCACATTCGAGTGGTTTCAAATCCAGCGCCAGTGATAGCGTTGTAGATTATCTCAAACCACGGCTGAGGAGCGAACCAACAGATGAGCCAAGAGTGCTGAGCCATTACTCGGTAGCATTCCTTGAATACTTTGTAGATGAATTTTGGATAGTCGTCTGAGTCTACTTCGTTATAGTTTTCCAGGTTATATTGAGACTCTCCATCCTTCCTTTTCTGATCTCCAAGACGAATGGCGTAGGGAGGATCTATCTCAACCAAGTGCATTACGTTATCAGGGATTTCCTTCACGCCCTCAAAGAAATCTTTGACAACATAGGAATTTGATAACTTCTGTAGGCTAAAATCACTCTTGTCAGATTCAAGTTTCTGAGCAATCACTTGCTTAACAACTTCCTCATCTATCTTCTTAAGCACTTTAGATGCATCAGAAGCTGTTTTACAATTCTCGAATAGTTCTGGAAATGCCTCCCGAGCAGTAGCTCGTTTGATAGCCTGGGTTACTTGAGGCTGGGAAATACCTACCATTGATCCAGTATCTGCGACAGTCCAACCTGAGTTGCCAGGTCCAGGAACTGGAACACCGTGGAGTTGTTGTTGGAGAGAATGGATTTCGAGAGTGAGTGCATCAAGTTCCCAGTATTCAAAGTCCTTACGAAAGAAGTTCTCAGCCTTCTCAATGATCTTCATCTCGAGGTCTGAAAGTTCTTGTTCATAGATTCGTACTGGAATCTCAGTCACATTGTTACGTTTTAGGACTGTATATCTTCGTTCGCCAGCTAAGAGACGAAATGTTCCATCTTCGTTGGCGAGGACTGCGAGTGGAGAGATGAGACCACTCTCCTTCATATTAGCTTCTAATCCATCCAAGTCACCCATCTCCTGACGAGCACGTTCTTCGATGGTTATTAAGTCAGTTGGAACCATTCCTACTTTGCCTACTTCAATCATTAACTACCTCCAGTTAAAAGTTTTAATAATTCAGCTGCTTGATCAGAGTCTACTTTTACATCTAGTTTCTTCTTAGTCGTTGTCGTCTTGGTCGTTTTAACTGGTGCTCGGCGAGCTAAGCGAATTTGCCTTAGCGTCTCGAGCGCTTCGTCGTTGGTCATCTCGGTTATAGATTTATATCCCAGATCGTCCAGATTTGCCATCCTTTACCTCCTCTGCTTGCTGCATAGTAGGAATTATATCCCTTGGTTTGACAGCGCCGGACATTAGGATGCCGAGAGAGACAGGGCCGTATGACTCAATCATGTCTAAGACATCGTCCAGTATTGCGCTGAAGATTGCACGTCTTAGTCCGTATTGGTTGAGGAGTCTATCGGCCCTGGCTTTTTGAGCTTCTGTTATTTCAAATGAGAATCGTCTAATATAATCTTCAACGCTCATAGTGAGTATGTCCTTACTTTTATGTTTGAGTTAGACATTAGAAAGTTAGTGTGTGGATCGTAGAGAGTTAGTTCTTTGCATACTATCTCAGCAATCCCAGCGTTGATTAAAGTGCCGAAGCACTTGGAGCATGGGACTACTGTGTTGAGATAGAGAGTGCATCCGATAGTACTTGTACCATTCCGAGCTGCATTTGAGACAGCGTTTTCCTCAGCGTGTTGTGCAGGACAGTGTTCCATCCCTTCGCCACTTAAGAATCCTTTGACTCGACGAGGACAAAGGTCACCTTCACAGTGAGGAATCCCGCGAGGAGGGCCATTATAGCCTGTGGAAACTAATGAGTTATTAAAGACTAAAATGGCCCCTATCTGGCGGGAGAGGCAAGGGGATTTTAAGGAGACAGCGCTGCAGATTGTTAGGAAGTATCTATCCCAGTTCATCAGATAGCTCCCATGTCGATGAGGAGTCCTTTGATTAGGTAAGTATAGTTACGAATGTCCCTGAGCTTCTCGTCCCACTGTTCGATAGGATATTTGATAGGATTCTTAGCCATATCTGAGACAGAGACGAAATGCTTAGTTAGCATTCCCATAGCTGCTTCGACAGAATTTATACTGCGCAGACCAGCCGCTTGTTTGAAGTTGAGAAGTCGATCTTCTTTGCCAGCATACTCGGTTGCTTTTCGAGATAGAATACTGCATGATTCCTCATGCTCTGTTAATACTAATTGTTCAAAGTCTTCCTTTGTCATAGTTTTTCTCCAGTTAAATTTATTTTAAATCCATCTTGTTTTAGGCATTATTGAGTCAGTGATGATACGGTCTTTGAATTGGCGAAGCTTAGGCATTAAGAGAGTTATCTCTTTCTGAATGTCTGTAGTTGGTTCATAGCCCAAGTTGAATAACTTCTGATGAGTTGGATTATAGTAGTGAGATTCGGCCTCTTTGCGGGGATTATCTATATTCTCAACTACTGGATATTCATGAAACTCATTGGCAACGCTAGCTACCATAAAGGCAAGCTCTCTTACTGTATGGAGACTCTCGAATTGATTAAGAGTTCTATACTCGCCGAGAAGTGGAGGATTATCTATTGCAATAGTCAAGCATTGAATGGAGTCCTTAAGCGGTAACAGTCCACGAGTCTGTCCACCTGAACCATAGATTGTAAGTGGCATACCTATTAAGGCCTGCACACAGAAACGATTAAGGACTGTGCCAAAATACTCATCGTAGTCAAAGCGAGTTAGTTCGTAACTATTAGAGTAATCATTTAGTCCAAACACAATACCTTGCATTATATCAGTAGAGCGAAGTCCCCAGTTGCGACAAGCAAACTCGATGTTGTGAGTGTCGTGGACTTTGGAGAGGTGATAGAAGGAACCAGCTGTGCGAGGGAATAGTAAGCCTCCCATAGGACATCTATCATCTCCAGTCTCATCTCTATTTCCTTCTAAACATCCTTCAGGAATCCTCCCTTCAGGTATATCACATCCAGGTGTCCCATACTCTCCCATAGTTCCAAGTTTAATTAAATGAGCTTCTGGACAGGCAATCTTCATTCCCCAAAGAAGGTTAAGTGTACCTATTACGTTATCCATCTGAGTTCTAGCTGCTGTTGTATTACTCTGCATTGACCAAGGCGCGGAGGGTTGTTCTGCAAGGTGGACTATTGTATCTGGTTTGAAGTCATAAAGGATTCCAGCGAGTGCTGTAGAGGAGATTGAAATGTCTATGTTACGAATTGCCTTGAAGTTCTTAAAATAGTTCATCATATACATAGTGCGATCTGCCACACTTGCTATCGGAGTCAGCGAATCACTTCCTACATCAGCTACTCTATCCCTTCTTATTCTATTGTCCACTCCGAATACCTCAGTTCCACGTTTTAGTAAGTGGAGGGCTAAGGAGTAACCTATGTAGCCATCTATACCAAGTATTAAGACTTTCATCTGCGCCTCCCAAGTTAGATTTATTTTAAATTCATCTGGGCTGGTGAGTGTTTGTCGTCCCTGGAACGACTACCACTGGGTATCACTCATGCTCCACTTACTCCTGCCAGTTCAGGACCCAGATAAGGGTTAGTAATCAGTGCCTTTGGTAGCAGCTGGAGCGCCCTGAGGCCCAATGACGAACTTGGAAACGGTGTTCTTGTCTCCATACTGATCATCACTTTGCACTCCAACTATGATCCACCCTATCTTCCCAGGCAGATCATCTTCCCATGAGAAAGGCTTCGAGAGGTCAATCTTAAAGCACTTGGTGAAGCGATTGAATTGATCCTTGGAACGAGCTACTTTCTTCGGATCGGCTATGTTGTTGTATGTGAGAGGATCCCACATGAAGGTGTTAAACTCCTTCACGTAAGGATCATCTGGGCAGTCAAAGGTAGGCATGAACCAGCGTGCTCCCTGACTTCCATCCTTGTCACTAATGCCTGAGTTGACTGAGACAATGCGAACTTTTGTCTCAGCTCCTCTCGGCAGAGTTTTCATCTCAGGAGTGCTGCGAATCTCCTGTTCCATTGAACTATAATCTGAAAGACCCATTTGAATCTCCTTTGTAGTTTAGGTTAGTTGTGACAGCTTTTGCATCTATAATTCGAGCTTAGGTTTATCCTCATCGGAAAGCCCGATCTTCCGAAGAAGTGCTTTGATGTCAGCTGGTTCAACTGCATCAAGTTTATTGTTAGCCTTTAGACGTGAACGAGCCATGTACTTACCTTGGGCCTCAATGAGGAGCTGACGCTCCAATCCATTAGGTCCGTCGGAAGTAGTGAGTACATAGATTTCGTCGAACAGCAGTGGAATAGTGACTATTGCTTGACCAGTAGTGAGGAAGCGATATTCGACTTTGGACTTAGTTATTCCAGTCTTTGTGTCGATAGTAAGAACTTCCTCATTCATGCGTAAGTGGCCAGTCAAGATGAAGTCACAAGGGAGACGCATTAGTTTTTTAATATAGTTCACCATGAAAACTTTCTGTGGATTATAGTCATGGCGATGCTGAGGAACTGACGCAGGACGACCAGCAGATTTGAGTTGATAGTTCATTACTGTATCACCCCAAGTTGTTGCGCTGTCCAGGACGTAGGTGCCGAAGTTATCGAAGTAGTTTATTTCAAATCTTAAGTCGATAGCTTTCATCCAGCGAGCAAATTTATCTGGATTGAATGGATCGTCAGCTTCCCACTGTGTATCTGCGATAATGTCCCCTTTATCGATCCACTCCCGTAGACATTTTGTACCGCCTGGATCAAATGAGTCAATATGGACAGGACGTCTACAGCTTCTTGTGAGGAAAGTTTTACCCGCACCAACTTCCCCACAGACAAGAGCTGAGAATCTCTTTTGTAGTCTGTCTCCTGAATAATAATCTCTAACTCGTTTAAGTTCGTCTTTATAGTCATAGGTCATCTCGGAAACTCCAAGTTCATTTTATTAGTAGTTTTCATTTCACTTGGATTCCAGAACTCTTGCTTGAATCCAATAGGAGGTTCGTAGCAGTGTTGGAGAGGATTAGACCAACTTAGACAATAGTCGTGGTAAGGACATCCTCGGTAAGCTGTGCAAGACTTAGGATTCATTTGAAAAGCTTGCATTATGTTATCTTCTTCCTTACAGTGGTACATACGATCTATTTCCCGATCCAAGTCGTCGAGAATGTCGAGGATATTCCAGAGCCAAACATTCATCTGCTCTGGAGTCTTAAATGCAGGTACTCGTTGAAGCTCTGCATAGTAACCAGCTGGACGACTCTTGGAGCCACGAGTAAGGAATTCAAATCCAGTGCCACAGAACTCCACGCCGAGGACTTGCTCGATAGGAAATAGACAATATAAGCAGTGAGTGTAAGTACCATTCTGGAGTGAGAGGTGAAATTGCTCAGTCCATGAGCGGTGATTGATGTACTTTGAGGACGTAGTCTTATGATCCCATGAGAAGATTTTATCATCTTCATTTCGCTGCATGATAGAGTCCATTCGGTAGTAGAGGACTCTATGTTCGTCAACAGGGACAGTCCCAGAGATCTCCGTCATCTTACGTCCTCCATGTTCATAGACATGATTTTCGTAGAGATCCATAGAACGCTCCTCGGAGAACTTCATGAGGGCTCTGAGGACTGCAGCAGGAGTCTTGGGATTATAGATTGAGTCGGTGGAAGGATCAAACTGGAGTCGATAGTGTTGGATGAACTTATCGTAAGCTCCAGGAATGTCGTGATAGCCGTGGATTAGTTGATGTTCACGAGCTCTGTGCCAACACTCTCCGAAGTATAAGTCGTGAGCAGGTGCATCGCTGCGCCATCCGAGAATGTGAGCGTAGAAGAACTTCCTATGGCAAGCGATGAAGTCATCGAGCTTGGATGAGTCACGGATTAGCCAGGTAGGGTGGGACTGAATTGGGAAGGTCATTAGCTTTTACTTTCCTCTCATTAAATGCTGATCGAGAAGTTCTTGAGTGAGTCGAAGGATGCGGCTGTTGAGTTCATCTATTTTTAATGCTACTATATTCAATGAGCCAGGTTCTTTAGGGTCAACTGGCACTACTTCCTTTCTTAGCGCATCCCTTCTCCAATTTCGTAGAGTTCTTTCAGTTATCATTTCGTCTCCTTTCATTATTTCATCATTGTAACACAACTACACCTAATTGTCAACAAGAACATGGATTTATAGAACATGGTTCCTTTCAATATATCTCCCATCCTTAAACAGTAACAAATTAAGTCTCCCATGCTTCTTTGCAAAGATAGCACAGGCAATCGAGTTCATTACATTTAAACTACAAGGTACAATTAAGTCTTCCTCATGAGAGTCTGTCATTCTCTCATGGAAGATCCTAATCATGTTATTTGTAGCGTACCGATTCATAGAACCTTCGCTTAGAAAAATTATCTTACCATATTGCTCAGCGGCGCTAAAATCATGAGGTGAGTGGTTGACTATGAATACCTTTCGCATAAAGTCTCCAGGTTATTCTGTTTGTCGTTTAAGGGCTTCGAGTAAGTTAGTTGGCGCTGAGGATACTATGTCAGAGCGAACATCCTTATCGTCACGCTTGTCTCTTAATCCAGTTTCATTTAAATTAAATGGCACTGGTGGAGGTTGTAGTTCGTCAAGGTGATTGGCGAACTTAGTGGTCTCAGTCTTTTTGATAAAAGTTGGAGTGGCCACTGGAGTTAAATCAGGAGGGATGAATTCCTCAGCGCAAGTATGCTGCTCAATGAGATCGAGAACACAGCCGAATTTAGGCATAGCCTTACGAGTGACCAGGAGTCTAGTTCCACAATTAGCACAGAATACAAACTTCATTATTCCTCCTTTTCATCTTCCTCAGAATCGAGTTCGTCAACTTCATCGAAGTTATCGAGTTCATCTAAGGCATGTATCCACACTTGGCACTGTTCCCAGGGACGAGCAGATGGATCGACGATAGTTACTGTGCAGCAGAGGTCAGGATCAGCTTCGAGTTTAGCTGAGACCTGAGCGCTGAAGGTCTTAGGGACGTAACCGAGCATTACGTCTCCGAGGAGGATCTTTACAGCATTTGAGTCATATTGGTTAGTTGGCTCTGGAACGAGATTGAGTTCGTCTCCTTCAGAGATGTCGCTGATTACTTTGTGTAGGTCGTGAAACTTAATACCTGCGATAAAGAATCTTGGTACTTCCATTTTAGTCTCCTTTATTTTGAATGATTAGTTACTTCTTAACACTTTCGTTAGTTTTTGAACCCTCATAGCGTTTATCGCCTTTCCATCCTATAGCATTTAGATATCTGATCATATCTGCGCCACTTACCTCATTAGTGATGTAGTAGCGATTTACATAAGAGTTTTGATGCTTATAGTTTATAAGACTCATCCACCAGTTTGTTAGGAATTTCATTTCTCCCTCGCTCGTTTTGCTATGGCTGCGGCTTTAATTGCCTGCTTGATGGCTATGTTTATTCCGAGTTCTCCGCTGGCAATATCGTCCAGTATTAACTCAATCTCCCGCAACAGCCCCATCAGGCGGTCAATTTCCTGCTGCTGCCAGTCGGTCCAGATGAGGCCACAAGAGGAACACCACCAAGTTTGCATTGTCTCGGGTGGATTTGTTTTATCACTCCCGCACTTTGGACAGTTCATTTGCCCTCCTTCCGACCTTGCCGTAATCCGATGTAGTAAGAAATAAAACACGCAACAAACGTACCTATGGTGTTAATTATCCAATATTCTAGCGATGGCATTTCTTGACCTCCTCGGCCACGATCTTCCTAATTCTAGTACAGCGATCTTCATGACTGCCTAATATCGGAGGCCACTTGCACCAGCAATTAGGGGCACGCGATAGTTCTTTGATAATCTGAATAAGCTCCCACGCTGAGTAATTACGCCTTTTCATCGTCCCCCCCAATCACCGTGTATCACTAAAGGCTGTTCCATCGGACGCATTCTGACTTCACGGCATGCCCTATTTTTATCATCGGCCCTTCTTACTACGCCGCATAACTGGCAATACTCCCAAGGGAACCGATCATTTTTAACCCACAGATGATTACGCTTTTTCATCGTCGGCCTCACCTTTACGTTCAATAGAATCGGCCCACTCGCGCAAGAATGACGCGATAATCCGGTTACCTTGCGGATAAAATCTCATTTCCCTCAGCTCGTAGTTTGTTATCTCGCAAGCCCGCACCGGAACGTCTTTGGCTGTTGCGGCTGCTCCTAGTTTTGTCAGACCAGAACATCGTTCCATGAAGTTCTGGCAGCATTCATTCCATAGCATAATTGCACTTGAATGATTCATCCTCATCCTCCTTGCGTGTTTTGGGCAGCTCCACGCCGCCCGCGAATTGTCATTTCGCCGTTAGCCCTTTTCTCAGTGAATCACGCTTGATGGTCATCCTGAATCCACACCACTGACACCATAACTGCGTATCACCTTCTGGATAGCATGGCGGCGCATAGTGCCAGTGATAGTGATGAGCAAGTTTCATAACAGTCCGATAGATCCATCCCTTAATCATTTCGCTGTTACCTCCACCTCCACCACCTCATCGCTGCCGTGCCGTGGCAATCGCTTGCCGGAGCCGCGAAGGGAGCGAAATTCTTGCACTCACTTGTCGGTTGTGTTCGAAATGGATAACCATCACGCCAAGCGTAGTTGAAGCAATGCCTACCATGCACGCCATATAATTGTCTCCAATGAGCACACCGCTCAACTTTCATTTCCCCTCCAGTAGTACCGACAGCCAGCAGTCGGGCTTATGGCCTGTATTGTTTGGATATTTGAACCTATCACACGCAGGGCAGAATTGATGATCTTCATAATCCCGTATACACCACTCCAACTTCCTCAACCCCTCCGTCAGCCTGCCGATCTCGCCCTGCGCCTCGGTGAGTTGCTTCTCAAAATCAGCAATCTGAAAAATGCGAAGCTCTTGAGCCTCCTCAAGCTGCCGCTGAAGGTCGGAGATTTGGTCGTCTTTCCTATTCTTTCTTGCTGCGTCACATAACTCACAATCAATATGTCCCAAGTCAATAGGATCTTCTATCATGTCCTCACCTTCACTTCCACAAATACTGGAAACCTTGGTACTCTATTCCCATTAGTTATATGCTGGTACTTAACCTTAGCGTCCATGCCAAGAAGTAAGTCTCTCCCTTCCCAGAGTTCTCGTCTGCGCTCGTCTGTGAAGCCAGTGCCAACATTAAATAGATTGCCATCACCAGACTTGCAAACCAAAGCGCCGAGGGTATCTTTTGGATTGCCTTCCTTATCATGCTCTTCAACAAAGCCAACGATTTCATAGTCGTCCTCTTTCTTGGGTTTAAACTTCATTACAAGTGTACTACGTTTCCGCTCATAGTAATTAGAGTTATGGCGAACTATTATGCCTTCATATCCAGCGTCGATTATCTTGTCGTATGCTTGGAGAACATCTTCTAAGTTTTCACATAGATAAAATGGAGATACTTCAATGCGAGGATTGAGGTTCCTGAGGTTTTCGATTAAGAGAGTTCGTCGCATCTGAAGTTCATTATTGACTATATCGAAGATGTGGAATTGAATCTTAGGATAGTCTGGATGGAGGTTTACTGAGCGACTAGTAATTGAAGTGATTTGCTCAAAACTCATTCCGTGGCAATAGAGTTCTCCATCTAATTCACATTTTAACTTCATTGATTGAAGTGCTAAGTTAATGTGAGGTACTGAGCGAATGATATTCTCTTCGCTGGAGAGGAGAAGGTAATCGTCTGGGTTTATGCTTGTTTGAAGAGGGATTGCACGACAGCGGATGCCATCATACTTTGGTTGGACTATATAAGGAGGCTGCCAGGAAGAGAGGCGCTTTTCCTCAAATGGGTAGCACTTCATTATGTTCTTCCATCGCTGCCACTCAGTCATTTTTAGCCTCTTCGTTAGCAATCCATTTATCTACAACTCCTTGAGATCCCCAGCAACTATGTGGAAGTTCTAGATAACAGAATTTGACTATATCATACATAGCTATAGCATTGTAATCATCTGCTATTAGGAATGAACTAAGAAGATCGTTTGAGAGGACTGCTCTTAGAAAGGATCCTGGAGAGACATGATGAGTTACATATCTACTTAAGCCTTTGTAGGTCAGCTCAGGCATTTCATAACTGCCATGTTCAGTCTCATACTTCATTAGCTTTTTCTCCTATCATTGAGTTGAATTTATTTTAAATCTAACTAAACAATAGCATCTCATTTCAACATTATTAAGCCAGAAAAAGGGCCTCCTGAGACCATCCCAAGAGGCCCATTCAAGCTGAAACGGACAGAAACTACTTTTTCGCCTTGGCCTTCAGTTCCTCGATCATCTTGGCCTGCTCAGCTGGTGTAGCAGAAGCAAACCGAGCGATGTAGGCCTGAACTGGATCAACCACGACACCTTTCTGAGCAACTCCCATCTTGGCATTACCAAGACGAGCTTGCAGCTGCTCTTGTGTCTCGCCTTTCTTCATTCCAGAGCGCATGTTGCCCTGGAGTGTTACTGTCCAGTTCGACTCCGCATTTGACTTCACAGCCTCATCACCGAACATCTGGATGCACTCTGCACCAGTAGTTCCCGTGGTAACTTCGATTGTAAAAGGTCCAACTTGGGCCTGGACTACTTTTCCACTTGCATCTTTCTTCTCAGGCACAGTTGCCTGGACTTTCATCTTCTCACTCATGAATGATCTCCTTAGTTAAAGTTTAAACCATTAAACGAATACATTGAATATACCACAAGTGCATTGAGTTGTCAATGCAAAATTTTGTAACATTATAATGAGCGTTGCACCTCCTTCATCATTAGTGACTTGAGTTGATTGACTAAGTTCTTTGCCAAAAGTATGGCATTGGAAGTGTCGTTATCGAGATACCTTCCTTCCTTAAGAACATAAGTGAGGATCTTTCCTAATTCATCGAGAGTTTGCCACTTATCCATTTGAGGCTCCTCAGTTGAATTTATTTTAAATCAAACTAAACGTCCACTTGAACGCCCAGTAGGTTTTTCGCATAACTTGTGCTGAAGCAATTTATGCTACCTTGCTGGGCGCTGTAGTCGGCGTTTAATCCTCCATTAGAATAGATACGTCATTAAGTTGCTTTTCCTCATCTTCTTCCCTCACTTCAATTTCTGGAAGCTTCAGCCCAAGTTCGAGGGCTATCTGAATGATTTGATCTTCGGTTAGCTCTACGTTAGTTGTCTTGACTTTCTTCCCACTGGCATTAGGTGGCTCAATTCTGAGCCTGCCATCTATCATGGCTAGTTTTTTGTCAGTAGTTTCATAGTCAAGTTTGTCAGCTTCATAACGAGCTTTTACTTGAAAGTAGAGCTTCTGCGCTCGGATGTAAATAGAGTGCGAGGATAGCATATGGTGATAAGCTATCCTACGCCTCTCCTTCAACAACTCCATTTCCAGGGACTGATCGCTCATTTGGTTGCCTCGCTGGTATAGTTAATCGTGGAAGTAGTGGATTTCTCCACTTTGGAAATGCCTTATCACGGCATTCTGGACAACGCAGCCCAGGGCCTGAGAAGGTGTTGTTACACTTGTTGTTACAGCATTTTTTCATCCTCAGTCTCCTTTTCTGAGATGGTAACATATACAGTTGGAGGTGCTACTATGCCAACTATATCTTTTGGAATGTAGAATGTAACATTCTCTTCTTTGTTAGTAAATACATGAGAATGTTTGCATTCCTTCGATAGGCTAAGTTTGATAGTTTTAGTTTTCACCTTATCCCTCCAGTTTAATAAGGGTCTTTGAATCATACTTCTGACCAAGGCCAGTGCCGAGGCCATAGCCACTTGTTTCAAAACAGAATATGCACATTAGTGCCCAAGAGGAGCCAACTACTCTTCCGTCTACAAACCAAGGATCTTTCGATAGATCTAATCCACAGATGTCACACTTTGCCGGCCAAGTCCCTTGCCATTTCTTCTGTATTCTGTCATTAAATAGAAGACAACCGCACTTAATCCTTGGCTGATTATGTATAGAACATATTCCACACTGATGATGGCCTGCCTCACCAGCGCTTTTGCAGTCTATTCTATCTTGACAATCGCAAGGATATTCATCCTCTCCGCAATACTTACATCGTGTCAAAGGTTTAACAATCAACTCGTCGTCAAGACTCATCACATTCCTCCGGATCACATAGGCCACAGTAAAAAGTTATATTCTTACACTTCTCACACATCCAGAGGCCGTGTCCTGGAATTCCACAGCTGGAAGTCCAGTACAATTTTGTATGCTCTCCACAGTAATCACAATCATCTGGGAGTTGAAGGATTGAAGTACGAAGTGGTTTAGAATCTATTGTAGCTGGCATCACACTACTCCCAAGTTATGAAGATGTCTCTTACACCATCTCAAAAACATCTTCCATTTGCTTCCTGTGAAACCAAGTTGGTTTCGTAAGTGTTGAACATTGAAGTCGTTCATAACTACTCCTTTTTCATTATTATCTCATTATACCATAACTACCTCATACTTTTCAACAAGGTATTTCATTTCAAGTTCAATTTATTTTAAATTCAACTATTGTAATCGCACTGGTTCAATTATCCTCGCCAACCTTGTTGGCGTTGGATAGACACATTTAAAATAAATTCAACTCTTTACCACTCTACTCCTCAAAAACTCCATATCCAAAGGAGCATTTTCCTTCTCTATTATAGCTTTATCAATCCGCTCTTGTCTCTCATTCACTTCTTCCATCGTCATTCCTTCTCGCACATCAGCTATTACACTACCTCTCTCCCTCATCCCTGCCTTTTGCTTCTCTATCTCTGCGTCTTGCTTGGCCTTAGCTTGAGCAATCAACTTATTCATCACTACTGTATCACCCTCAGGATACATCAAGTCAGGAAACCCAGGCAGAGGAATCCAGTGAGGTCCATTGTCTCTATTAGGCGCTCCTGTCTGAGCATCATTATATCTGCTCCCAGATCTCAACTTCTCTCCTAACTCGATTCTCTTATCAGTAAGTATCTGATTATGCAAGACATTCTTCCCACCTCTTCCACCTCTATTCAAGTCTATCCTAAACCTTCTTGACAAACTATCCCTTGCAGCCACTGTATCATCTACCATCTCAATCTCTCCATTACTCACTAATTGCTCTACTAACATTCTCAGTGGCTCTCTTATTATCTCACTCATAAACCTCGGATAGACTCCATTCTTATCCATCCAGTTAGCAAGCGTAGCTAACAACCTACTATCCATCCACACCTGGCTAAGTACATCTCCTTTATAATTCAAAGGTTGAATGACACTACTCCCCTTTGTACTATCTTCCTTATAAGGAGTATTCCTACTCCCATCCTTGTCATAATAACTTGTCATATAGCTCCTATGTTAGTGTCGTTAATATCGTTAGTGTCATTAATATATTTAATACCATAGTGCTATTGCCCTACCCAACGTATTATATTACATTAAGTATATTAACCATAATATCGTTAATATCATATGTTAATACACTATCTGTAATATATATTATTATATAGGCAACAGCACTACACCATTAATGACATTAAATACATTAAATACATTAACATAACTATATGTAATATGTAAAGGCAAAATTATGTAACATTGTTGACAGTTAGAAACTATCCTTCATCAGCCATCCAGCTATGTAATACTTCTGGTTCAACTAGCAAGCATAGTAATGCCCATAGCTGTTCTGTAGTAAGTGAACTCCAGTTGGCATAGATGCCAGTGACTCCTTCGAGTCTATCTATGATACTCTGTCTATCTTTCATACTCTCCTCCTTGTCAATGAACTATTTAACAACTCAATCCAAGTGTCCAGGGCTACTGTTTACTTCTTCGCTCTCGCTTCGGCCAACTTTTGAGTTAACAGTTCTTCAACTGTCATCCCTTTAGCTTGTGCTTCCCTCGCTAACAACTCCTCTGCCGTAGCTTGTGGAGCAGCTGCTGGAGCGTCTGCTTTAATCTTCACCGTGGACTTATCGACGTGAGATTCATACTTCGCTCGACCACTTGAGCCATTCGCCCATGCTATTACGTCATTCCTAACGCATTTGCTGAGCAACTGCTCAACGGTAAGCCCTGAGTAATCTATCTCCAGCGTTATGGTCTTATGGATACCTGCTTTCTTAGCATCCTCATCCGCAGATATCTTGCATACCTTTGTCCGAACTACATTAACCAAGCTTTCATTCAGGTTCATAACGTATCCTTTCATATTGATACAGGTTACGCCCTGAACACCTGGATTGAATTGTCAAAGAACATATCATCTCATCCATGTCTGGCTGCGATGATGCAACCATCGTACCACACAAGAACACGAATGTCAAGACAATTCGTACTGATGGCATGGGGGAAAACAGATTCGGTCGCGGCTTGGTTGACTCTCTCACAAAATGTCCCTAACTAATAAATGTTGAAATGTTGTAACATTCATCCCAGACTCATTCAAAACTTGTGGATGAGAATTAGTTAAATTTATTTTAAATATGACTATGGGATATAGTACATTAAATGTTGAAGGAAATTACCTTGACGTTTGGGTGTAGAACATTTATAATAAATGTAATTGTAGGAAAGAATTATGGCCAGCGAACTTCAACTACGTGATGGACTCTATGGGTTTGAATATCGAGAGGAAGATCAGCGCAGAGTCTCGCCTGAAGAACGTAAAACTTAC